ATGGTATCTGGATAGCATTGTTGTTATTAAAACGTGGTGCAAACATCAACTTCATCTTCTCACACGGAGAAGAATGTGGTTGTGTAGGTATCAAACAAGTTGTAGCAGATGCAGAGATTGCACAAAAGATTGAAAGATGTTCATACTCTTTGGTAATTGACCGTCGCAACAAGAATGATATTATCGGATACGAAAACGAATATTGTATGGCGTTAGATGATAGACTTGAACAATTCGCTAAACAAGTAGGATATGAATACAAATGTGCAAGAGGTCTTTGCTCAGATGCAAATCATATCTCGTCATTAAATGAAGTAGTTAATCTATCTTGTGGATATTACGAAGCGCATTCTCCTACAGAATATACAAACTTATCAGAGTTAATTTACTGTTTTAACTTTGTAGGTCTTGTAATTCAGAACTTTACATTTAAGTCTGTAAGTGGAGAGCGTATGCGTAAGTTCAAAAAAGTTTCTAAACCATACAAAACAGAAGCAGAAATTAAAAAAGAACAAGAAGAAGCAGCACGTAAAGAGGAGGCTGAAAAGAACCGTACCTACGGGAGCGCAAGCAAATCAGAGTCCTACTACACAAGAGATGGACGCTACGCATACAACAATTCTCGTTCATTCTATGGACAAAGCCAATCAAAAAAAGATGGTGGAATTAACGAAGCCACAGGAACAAAAGAAGTTAAAAGATGGTGGGAAGCTGAAGAAGAAGACGATGAAAATATTTTTAAAGATGTGGATGAAACTACGCCATTGGATATCGAAGTACGAAGCGTAGCAGACGCAAAAGCAAGAGGTGAAGTCGTTTCAGCTTTCGACGTAATGATTTGTCCTTATTGTGGTGAACAAGTATTTGCTTCAATGGATGACATGCATGTAATAGGAGATGACCTTGATGCATACGACCAGCTTCGTGACGCAGAAATGGTTGAATACTTCTGTGAATGTGGAGAGGTCTTTACATGTAAAGATGTAGTTACTCAACGTGATATGTTAAATGGAGATTGTTACTAATGTCAGAAGCAAATTTTAGAAAATGGTTAAAACAAAATAAACCTGCTGGAGCAGTAATGACTTCGATTGAAACAAGTACACAAGCAGGAGTTCCTGACTTGTTTACTTGCCATCGAGGCATTATGAAATGGATTGAGTGTAAGTATTTTCCTAATAGCAAAGACACTGTTAGGCTAAGAGCGACGCAGTATATATGGCTGAAGAACCTTATCCTAGCAGGAGGAAATGGCGGTCTTGTTATCAGACGCGGACCAAAAAGTATTGATTACTATGACGCTACGACCTTTGCTATTTACGATTACGAAACACTCAATGCTTCAGGAAAAGATATAATACTAACCAAACTCATCAAGCCGACGTTCCATTACGACGGCACAAACAAAGATGAGTTTTACAAGAACCTGTTGCTATAGGAGGTACGATGGATTTAGAAAATTATGCACTATTAAAGATGTGTGATTTAGATAGAACTAACGGCTGTATTCTAGCAATAGAACATCTAAAATCATATTACCCTGACTCACCGATAGCACATTACGAACTTGGAGATGAATTATATGTTACATTTACAGCAAAAGATAAAAGTCAAACATATACTTATAATGCTAGCGATTTACTTAAGTTTATCGTTGCCGAGCTTGGCAAGAAGCCTAAGCCCATTAGAAGTAGAGTACCGCGAGCCGATGCGGACTTATGTGACTCAGGACCAAAGAAGTTCAGAGAGATACTACAATCCTTTGTCGATACCCACGCCGAGGAGTTCATACCATTTTGACTCGGGTTTCGTCCAAGTTATCCCTTTGAGCCCATCCACGGACAAATATCCAATGCCGCGGTTAATTACGCCAATAGACAGTCACACGCTATTGATACACTAATAGAAGAATATGTACCAAATCCATTGGCGAACTTAAAACATTTTATGTATGGATTTGCGTTAGTACATACTTGACAAAAGGAAGGAACTTATGCAACACTATAAGAACAATGCAAAAGAGAAACTTATCAAAAAACTTTTTATAAGACCTATCATTTTCTTGATAGGATTTCTGGCTTGTCTTTTTGAGAAGCCAAAAACAGCAGCAACAGTAGTACAGACAGAAGAAAAAGGAGAAATCACTATGGCAAATTTCACAGCTAAAGAAACAAATCTTTTATTCAGAACTATCATCGAAAGAGAATTAGGTATCCATATTGCAGATGATATTAAAGATTTAAGAAATAAAACAGATTTGTTTGAAAATGCTAACAACATCAACATCGAAAAGATTAGTGAAAAAGTTGACACAACTAAAGTATCTATTTTCAGAACAACTTACTGTGATGAAAACGGTGATGATGCAGTAGCGTACACACATACAATCTAGGAGATAAGGGGATGACAGTAGAAGATATCAAAATCAAAGCTTTAGAATTACGTAAGCAACGTAGACTTAAAGACAGATGCGAAGAACTTCTACGACGAGTTAATGCGGAGATTAAGAAGATTGAAGAGTCTGAATTAAACTCCGCTATGCTCGATGAAGGCGTGTCAGAACTAACAGTCGACGGATTGAAAATCAAACGTGACGTAGTTTATAGAGGTGGAGTTACATCTAACACCGATAAAGCTGCGTTCCAATATCTATTTGATACAGATAATGAGGCTGCATTGAAACAAGAATGTATCATAAGTTTGGCAGACCATCCAGACATTGCTGCTACTCTGGATGAGCTTGGCATAACTTATGACATCAAGTATTCAATTCACCACATGACCTTATCAAGTATCCTTAAGGAATTAGTAATGGACGGTAGGTTCAGTACTGAGGATATTGAAAAGTATTCGGTTTATGTACAACCGAAGATAACGATAAGAGATGTAAAGAAGTAACGAAGAAATGGAGAAACGAAAAATGGCAAAATCGAACAATGTTGAAAATGAAGTAGCTGTAGTTGAAACAGCAGCAGTGACTACAGTAGTAGAAAATGCACCGTTAGTTGCAACTAGTCAAGAAGATATGGTAATCCCATTCTTAAAACTAATTCAACAACAAGCAGATGAACTTATTCAAGGTAAAGAAAAATACAACCCAGCAGTTAAAGCTGGTGATTTGTACGACAGCGTAACACGTCAAGTGTACACTGGAGCAGACATTATTATTTGTGGTGTTCAAAAATACTTTGGTGAGTGGACTCCAGAAGCAAGAGGTAAGTTAATTGCGAAGCATAGACCTACTTCAGATGCAGTAGTTAAAGCAATCAAAACTGAATGCACTGCTGACTCTGGTAGCAAATACTTCAAGTTAAGCACACCTGCTGGTAACGATTTAATCGAAACTTTTGGTGTATTAGCTCTTGTTAAAACAAACGGTATTGCATTACCTGTAATGTTTACTTTATCTAAAACTGGCTTTATGGCAGGTAAAACATTACAAACTATGTTGATGTTATATCAACAACAAGGTATTCCTGTGTTCACATTCAGCACAGTGATTACAAGCAACTCTAAAGGTTCTTGGTTTAAGCCTGTATTCCAATTCAAAGAAATGGAAACAGACGATAACATCAAAGCTATGGCTGTAGGTATGTCTAAAGTTGCTGCTGACATTATTTTCAAAGCTCATAACAATGAAGATGGTAGTGAGTCAGCTGTAGATACCAATGACTTAGGAGTATAGTATCAAAAAGGGGGAGGATTTCCTCTCCCTTTTTACAAAACAAAGAGAGCAACGTCATGGAAAATGTAAAACGAATAGAAAAGCTAATGACTTTGTTTAAAGGGAGCACTAGAGCTCACGGAGTTTATACTGAGCAAATAGATAAAGACCCATTTAAACAGAAGGTTAAAGGTAAAGCGATGACCATACCTTCTGCTCCAACAATTAAGAAATGGACACAACACTATAATGGCGAACTAGGCTTAGGAGTAGTTCCTATTAACGAGAATAACCAATGTTATTGGGGTGCATTAGATATTGATGGAGAGGTAGACCACGTGTCATTGCAAACCAACATACAAAAATTAAATTTGCCTTTGGTGTGCTGCTACAGCAAATCAAAGTCAGCTCACTGCTTCTTATTCCTCGATACTCCAATCGAAGCAAGAACAATGAGAACCATCTTGGAGGAAATGTCAAGCAAGCTAGGGTACTCAGGCTGTGAGATATTTCCTAAACAAGATGTGTTAAACACAGACAAAGGCGACTTAGGAAACTGGTTGAATATGCCGTACTTCGGTGGAACGAGACTGGGAGTACTATTAACAGATGGCAAATTAGTAGAGCAAGATATAGATACATTCTTGACCTACGCTTATAGCAAAAGATTAGACACCGCTGGAATAACAAAGCTGACTGCCTCTATGAAAAAGATGATTGATAGTCTTGATAAAGATTTAGAGGGAGCACCGCCATGTCTCCAGTACATCTTGCAGACACAAGGTATTCAAGAAGGACAGAGAAACAAGCTGCTCTTCAATATCACGGTGTATTGTAAGAAAAGATTTGGCGAAGATTTTAAAGATGAAGTTAAGAAAATTTATGATAAATACTGCGACGAGCCGTTATCCATCAAAGAATTGGACAGAACAATCCAGTCCACAGGTAACAAGGATTATATGTACCAATGCAAAGACGGTATGCTTAAGCAGTACTGCAACTCTTCGATATGTGTAGACCGAGAACATGGCATCGACTTATCGACAGAGATTAAGACAATTAAAAATGCTGTTCGAATACTGTCCAATCCAATCATGTACGCAGTAGAGGTTGAACTAGACGCAGGTCTTCCTCAAAAAGTATATGTGGACACCGACCAGTTGTTCTCTCAAGAGCTTTTTAGGAAAGAATGTTCTATGCAACTGCATAAAACATTCAATCCTATGAAGCCCGCTGGATGGAGTCAGATTGTATCGAGAGTAATTAACACAGCAATCAACCAAGACCCTCCTTCTGATATGTCGGAAGAGAATATGCTGTTCTCAGCGTTATCAGATTTCGTAGTTAACAAAGCTCGTGAGAAGATAACAGTTCTGTTAGAGTCAGATGGCGTATTCCACGATACAGAACAGGGAAGAATATACTTTAAGTTGGAAGATTTTAGGTCATACCTACAAAGAAAACAGATATATGGCAAAGAGTTAACCACTTGGAAGTTAGGAAATAAATTAAATAAACTCATGGTTTCTACAGATGAGGTGGATTTTAAAACAGAAACAAGAATAAAGAGAAAGGTTGAAGTTTTAGACGAAACTAAAAAGATAAGAGGTAAGTCAATATATCTGAGATATGTAAATGTAGATGACATAAACTTAGACGAGGCGATAACAGGAACAACGTCCGTTGAAACTGAGGAGGTAATTTAATGAAAAAGAAAGTAAACGAATATACAAGCAAAGAAAGAGAATACCTGAGAATGATAGGGTATACCGACGCTGACGTGGCAATGATGACGGGCAGAACAGAAGATGCCATAAGAATGAAACGTCACGCCATGAAATACCCTGAGAAAATAAGGGAAAGCAGACGTAAAGTCAAAGAGAATATTCGCAAAGCAGAGTCGGAACGTCTTGGAGGCAGAAAGTATGATTACTGGTCTAAAGCAGAAATCAAAATGATTATGACGAGCAAGAAAACCGACGCTGAGTTGAGTGAAATTCTAGGGAGAACAACAAACTCAATACAAAAGAAAAGACACAGATGTATGAAGGAGCAGCAAAATGGAAGAAAAATACCACCAAATAACAATACAAGAAGCAATAGAAACAGTGGAAAAGGAAAAACAAAATAACCGCTTGTCTATTAAACAATACATAATGCCTTTTGGTAAGTACGCTGGGGAATACATAGCGGACTTAGCAGCAGACAAAAAAGGAAAAGCATACTTAGAATGGCTGATAGGAATGAATATCCCGCAGGGAGAATTACTTGACGCTATACAACATCATATGGAGGCACAAAATGGATAGAATTTTTATAGAGAAAATACTGCGAAAAGCAATATCCGATGACTATTCGTCTACTATTTTAAATTTTATATATGACGATGTAATAGAGGACATAAAGACTTCAGCAGACGAAGACTATAATGAAGACGATGTAAAATTAGCGCTAGGACGAGTACTAATAGATAAATTAAATATAGAAATATAAGGAGGAAACGAGATGAACAACGGTCAAATTACTGAAGAACAATTACAAGAAGCTATGGCGTGGGTTGATGCAAAGTATAAAGGAGATATTCCTGACAACTTATATGTCCATGTATTAGCAGACAAACTAGGCGTAAGACCTTCTGCTGTAAGAGATATGCTTGCAGGTATGGAGGACGAGGATGCTTAATTACCCTGATAAAACAGAAATTATCATAGGTAATCCAGGGTGTGGCAAAACCACAGAGCTAGTCAGAAGAGTGGCAGAACTCCTTGAGCAAGGGATACATCCGACACGTATCGCTTACTGTTCTTTCTCTGTTACTGCGATTGACGAAGCTATCAAAAGAGCAACGGAGAAGTGCGGGTTAAAGAAGGAAGACTTTCCGTACTTCCGCACTCTTCACTCTTTTGCCTTTCAGATGTTGGGATTGAACTCACAACAGATAATGCAGGATTACCACTTAAAAGAATTTGGTATGACAATGGGGATGAACTTCATAGCGTCGTGCCAGAACAATAGAAAACTAAAGATATCATCTCATGATGACAACAAATTAAATGTTGTAAACATTGCGAGATTATATGACAAACCTATCAGAGATTATATGATAGAAAACAAAATCGACTTCGCTGATGTTGAGTCAATCCAAAGATTGGCTGACATGTATAAAAACTACAAGATTATGAAAAGCGTTTTCGATTATACAGATATGTTAATTCTGGCAAAAACAGCAGAACTAGACATACCCGAACTGGACTACTTATTCATAGATGAGGCGCAGGATTTGTCCACGTTGCAATGGTGTCTTGTTGAACGCTTAGCTGCAAAGAGCCAACACATTATCATAGCAGGTGACGATAAGCAAAGTATCAATACGTTTGCTGGTGCGGATGTTGATTACTTCTTAAAAATCCCTGGCAAGGTAACTGTGTTAGAGCAAAGCTATCGTGTTCCCAAGCGTGTTTTTACGCTGGCAAATAGAATTGTTAAACACATGGATAAGTATAGAGAAGAAGGTTCACAATGGAAACCAAGAGAGGAAGAGGGTACAGTAAACTACGTTAACTATATGCCTTTCTATCAGATGGGGTCTGGGGAATGGCTAGTTCTTGCCAGAACTAATAGCCAGCTTGACTCATTAAAAGGAATGATGATTGACAACTGTGATAAACTGACAACATTATTCACGGTCAATGGCGAACCACCTGTTGATATGGACGTGTTTAGAGCAATTGATTTATTCGAAATGACGGAAACACCAACAGGGATAACAAAAATGGATTTAATAACATTTAAGGATGATGACACAGATGAGCAAAGAAAACAAAAAGTTGGGTATGTTCAGCTATTTAAAAAGTTTATTGGAGACGCCTCTTCAGACAGAGAAAGGGCAGCTCAGCCGTGGGAACTTACCGAAACCTTCATCAGAAACTATCAGAAAGCGTCGTGGACACAAGCCTTCACAAAGCTAACTTTGTCGGAGCGTCGGTACATTGGCTACTTGAGACCTCACTATAACAAGAAAGGTGAGAACCTCTTTGATAATGTGCCTGTACGTTTGATGACGATACACACGGCGAAAGGTACTGAAGCAGATAACGTAGTTGTATTCATGAAAGTGCCACGCATCGTCGCACAAACAATGGATAAATACGAAGAAGATACAGAAGTAAAAGTGTTCTACGTTGCCGCAACGAGGGCGAAGAAGAAACTATATTTGTTGACGCTTCCCACTGGCGGTCCGAAGAGTTATAAATGTTATACGGAATAAATAATCAGTAATGTGTTAGTTGGTACAAGTTCCCAAAATTTATCCGCTAATATACATTACCGATTTCCGACGGGGCGACGCCCCGTCGGGCTAATATAAATAATGGCGAAACATAGATGGAATAAGGATTATACAGTGGAAGTACCTTCCATTCGTATAAGGAAAGGAAAAACCGTGGGCGAAATGAAGAAATTAGTTAGTTGGGGTGAACACACCATCGACGATATGATTAAAGCGTTGACGATTTACAAGAAAGCAATAGGTGGAGACAAGAGAGTGTGCATCACCGACGCTGCGTGTAATGAACGCTTTGTAGAATACGAACTCAACTTAGTTGAGGGAGAAAAAGATTTGTACTTAGTAATAGAAAATGGAGAGGAGTGGTAATGGCTAAAGACGATATCAGCGTAGAAACATACGCTTTAATAGCAAAAGCAGGCGTGTTGATGGGACAATTAAATCCTAAGAAAGACCCAGACGAGTTGGTAAAAGCAATGATAAGAATGCAATGCGAAGCGTATATGAACTTAGGAGACAAAGATGAATAACAGTGTGTTCATAATCCTGACACCAAATGAAGTCGAAGAAATATACAGCTTCTGTAAATTAAAGAAACAGAATATAGTATTAAAGTCGTCGAACTGTGGTATCGGTGACGCTAAGAAAATCACGACCCAAAGAGAATATTCAAACAGAGAAAACAACTGGTTGAATATAACAGATTATGATAGCTGGTAATAAGGAGGACAAATGAAAGAAGGAACAAAATACGATAATGGCAAACTACGCCTAGCAGAGATGATTATAGACTTCCGAGTAGCGATGGAAGAGCTTTGTAAGGTATGGGAATTTGGTGCTAACAAGTATGAGAAAAGCAACTGGAAAAAGTTAGCAAATCCTATTGATAGATACACCAATGCGTTGCTCCGTCACCTCTTAGCAGAGGAAACAAATCTTGTTGATGATGAGAGTAAGCTACTCCATGCTGCACACATAGCCTTCAATGCGTTGGCACGTCTGTATTTCATAGCAAGGAACAAAGATGTTGACACAAAGCTAAAACACTTCTATGAATTAAAAGAAGGTCAAGTTGTGACACAAGAAGACATTCACAACTTTGTTAAAAGTGTCTATTTCAATCCGCCAATCGAAAGTCCAAATGAGATAGATATCAGACCTGGAACTATCACACCGATGGAGTGGAGTGATGGAGGCAAACATGGCTAAGAAGAAAGCGTTTGCTATAGAGAGATGGTGTGCCGACGGCATGTGGCGTGTGCTAAAAATATATCCGTTCAGAGCACAGTGCATTATCTGGTGCTATATGCACAGATTAGTGTATAGACATAGACATCATCACTTCTTAGATGATACAATAAGGATACGGGAGATATAAAATGTTAAACTGGTTAGGCACACTTGGATTATTAGTTATAGGCATTTTGGTAGGGTCGGTACTAGAGTGCAAAACAGGAAATAAATACGAAAGGAAGTGTTTGAACTGCCAGCATTACTTGCTTAAAGGTCCTCTTGGGGACAGCAAGTTAATGACTGGCATGTGTCAACACAGCATGTCCTTCCGTGATATGCCGCTAACAAGTAGTTACTACTGCGGTAAGTTTGAATTTACTGATGAATTAAAAGGAGAAATCATCAGAGAAGGTTTAAACAGAGAATACAAAACAGGAAAGTTACACTTCCTAAAGAGCAACAATGGAGAACAGACAGATGAGAAAAGCAACAATACAGACGATGATAGAAGAAGTGTGGAAAAACCACCGTATCCCGCAGACGAAGATGGCGAAGATAACGGAGGAGCTTCACAAGGCTTATAGAGATTTATTTATCAACATACCTAAGAAGGTTAAATTATTTTCTCTAGGTAACGCTAAACTACCAGCAGATTGTGCAATATTCAATCTGCTAGCAGTTTATGATTGTCCAAATTGCAAGACATGTGCAGACACTTGTTATGCAAAGTTTAGACAAGGTACATACTCAGTATTCAAATCAAGAGAAGTCAATTCTCAGATAGTACGCAGAGACTTAGCTTTGTTCATATTAGCAGCGAAGATAAATCTTAAGTGGTTAATACAAACAAAACAAATCAGATATGTTCGTATTCATGAGTCGGGCGACTTCATTAACGAAGGCTACTACATGGCGTGGAGAGAAATAGCGAAAGCTTTACCAGAGCTACAATTCTTTGCTATGACAAAGAACGACCAAGTATATGAACTACATAAATTACTCAGTCCTATAGAGAACTTCAATGTGATGACATCAATGATTGATGGCATAAGAAACTATGGTTCTGAAGATTTTTGTGATAAACTAGTAAAAGAGAATGGTGCTTATAAATGTCCAGACACTACCCATCAAGGAATTTGTCTGGTAAAATGTAAATACTGCTTGAAAGGTGATAAACCGTGTTTTATTATCCACGGGACTTTGAAGGGAAAGGATAAGTATGAAGAAAAAACTGCCTAATATCAATCCAGACCAACCAATCACAATAGACTTAGAAACCTGTGACCCAGAGCTTAAAGCTACAGCCCCAGGCTATGTTATGGGATTGGGCTTTGTTGCAGGGATTGCTATTGCAGCAGAAGAGGGTTCTTGGTACATTCCAATTCAACATGCTGAGGGTGATAACTATGACACGAAAGAAGTGGTAGCATGGCTTAACAAGATTTTATCGGGGAACACAGACAAGATATTCCACAACGCACAGTATGACTTGGGTTGGTTGAGATGGCTTGGCGTTGAGCTTCACGGTAAAATCTTTGATACCATGTTGGCTGCTGCTTTGATTGATGAGAACAGATTTTCTTACCAATTAGATGCTCTTGGTAAAGAGTACTTCGGCGAAGGTAAATTTGAAGAAGCGTTGTCAATGGCTGTTGCTGCTAAGTTTGGCAACACCAAGACAAGAAAAGCTGTTATCAGATTGAAAGAAAAAATGACGCCAGAACTCAAAGCCTACGCACCTTTTATGGAGTCAAAGGAAAGAGTGTCTCAACTCTACGACCTTTATCCAAAAGAAATTCAAGATAGATATGACTTAGTTAGATGTCAATCAGATAAGAAAGGACACGACACATTCAAACTGAAGATGTCACAAGAAAATATCAAAGGTTTGATGTGGGCTGTTGACCCAGAAGAAATGGGTTCTTATCCTATACAAGACGTCGACTTAACAAGAAAATTATATATGCTCTTCAAAAGACTGTTGCAGGAGGAGAACCTCTCTGAGCTTATGGAGCTCGAGGGAGAACTCCTTCCTGTTCTCCTTGAAATGAGAGAATATGGCGTTCGTATTGATATGAACAAAGCCATCGAACTCGACAAGAAGTACACAGCAGTGCTTGAAGATTTGCAATCAAAGATAAACAAATTAGCAGGGTATGAAATAAACGTAGACGAAGATGCGCCGTTGGTGCGTTACTGCGAAGAACACAATCTACCATACGTGCACACAGAGAAAGGAAATCCTAGCTTCTCCTCTGATAACATCATCATGGACGAGGGTGGTTTCTTTAAACTGGTGCTTGAAATCCGTAAGTATAACAAAGCGAGGAATACTTACATCAGAGGCTATATCTTCGGTAGCACTCTGAATGGCAGACTACACGGGCAATACAACCAGCTTAAGGCTGACGACGGTGGCACTGTGACGGGGCGTCTGTCATCATCAAATCCTAACATGCAGAACCTTCCAAGCCCTGGGAAGGGTGAAATCGGACAAGAAATCAGGTCATTATTCCTGCCTGAAGAGGGTGACGATTGGTTGTGTATGGACTACTCAGGTCAAGAACCACGCATGTTAGTGCATGCTGTGTTAAGTGTAGAAAAGGCGTATAACCGACAACTAGGTAATGATGGCAAAATTGAGGCACGTCTATTGGCTGGCTCAGAGTTGGCAGAAGACCCTAAGTTTAGAGGTTACGACGCCGATTTCCACACAGCAGTATCTAGTTTCTGTATCGAGGAAGAATACAAAATGGACGGAAAACCTACTGATACAGAGGAATTTAAGAAAGATGTCAAAGCGTTCCGTGGCAAAGCTAAGTCAATAGGTCTTGGTGTAATGTACGGAAGTGGCGTTAAGAAGATGGCTGATGAAATGACAAAGAAAGGTGTTCCAATGACAGTTGAAGAAACTGCGAACATCAAAGAAAACATCTTCAAAAACGTACCATTCTTGAAAAGCTTAACTGACTTATTGATGAACAAAGCTAAAACCAGAGGCTACATCCTGACTATACTTAAACGCAGAGGTCGCTTCACTCAATGGGAGTGTCCTGTGTTTGACTCAAAAGAGAAAAAGAAAATCGGACCGACGCTGTTCAACACCAGAGAAGAAGCTTGGGAGTTCTATAAAAAGAACTCTGATAAGTATCAACATCTTGGTAGACCTCAAAGAGCTTTTATCTACAAGGCACTCAACAAGCTAATTCAAGGCTCTTCAGCAGACCAAACTAAAATGGCGATGGTGTCTATGTATAAGAGAAACGATTTGACAAAAAGTTCTCTTGATATATACTTTAGAAGGTTAGGGGATAAACACTTCCCACCAAAAATCAGAATACAAGTACACGATGAAATAAATGTATCAAAGCCGAAACACGAGTCAGAGCTTTGGTATCAGGACATAATGGAGCATTGCCTACCATTAGAAGTAGAAGTTAAAGCTGAACCTGTAGTTTGTGAGAACTGGGGTAAAGCAAAATAGAGCAACAAGGAGATTATTATGAAGTTCGAGTTTAAGACACAGCCATTTGCGCATCAGCAAAAAGCCTTAGACCTCTCTGCTATGAAGAAGAACTTTGCTTATTTCATGGAGATGGGCTGCGTTGATGGCGAGACAGAGTTCCTAACCAACAGAGGTTGGATGAAGTTTAAAGATTTTGATATTAACAAAGTAGAAAGACCATTCTTGGTGGCACAGATAGAGCCCACGGACATTCCAGATTATTTCAACTTGACCTTTGTGCCACCCATTTCTTTCATTAAGAAAAAGACACCGAGGTTTGCTCACTTTACGAGTACCTATAAATTAGATGTAATGGTAACAGAAGACCACGACAACGTGGTGCGTTGTTCAAATGGCGATGAATTGATTTTCGATAACATGATGCCTACTAAAGAAGTAGCTAATGCTGTGTATAAGTACCAACTTGGCAAAGCTGGTGACAGAGAGAATTTGAGCTTTATGCCAATTCCAGCGAGTGGTGGAGAAGTTGTTGGGTATAAGTTAAGACCAACTGCTTTGTCTATGCTCAGCGAATGGGAGATGAGAGTTCTTGTTGCAGTCATAGCTGATGGAACATTCCCAAACAAAGGCAATGACAAATGTACTTTAGAGTTCTCAAAACCTCGTAAGAAAGAAAGATTTGAAATGCTTTGTGCAAAAGCAGGAATACCTTTTGTCAGAGAAGATAGAAAAACAGGCGGTACAAAGTTCCATATCATAGCACCGTACAGAACAAAAACTTTTGGTCCTGAGTTTTATTCGTTGCCTAGAAGCCACTATGAAGCTATCTTTGATGAAGTTCCTTACTGGGATGGGTCTGTCAATAAAAATGGCAAACGCACACCGAACGAGACAACAAGGTTTTATTCTTCAGATAAAGACTCTGCTGACTACGTTCAGTTCTTAGCAGCTATTCATGGCTTCTATGCGTCGGTGCGTCCAGACCTTCTTAATAAACACACTAACCGCAGAGTGCCGTGGGTTGTAACATGGTCGCACAATTCAAACATCAGAAACAATTATGGTAAGAATAGAAAAAGCGAACAATTCAATATTAGTTGGGATACAGTTAACGACTTTGAAATAATCGAAGGCGAACAAGACGCTTATTGTTGGAGAGTTCCTTCAGGCATGCTGTTCTTACGCCGCAACAACAAGACTTTCATTACAGGTAATTCTGGTAAAACCAAAGTTATGATTGACAACATGGCGTATCTCCACCAGAATAAACACATCACAGGTGCGATTATCCTCGCACCTAAAGGTGTTTATAGAAACTGGGCAGAGAAGGAAATTCCAACTCACTTGCTGGACAGTATAGACAGAGATGTCTTAGTTTGGAAAGCGGAAGGGTCTGCGAAATATAAAAGAGATTTGATGGACAGTATCAAAAAATTCGATACTGCCAATGGAGGAGTACAGGTTCTTGTCTATAATGTAGAGTCGCTTATCTCCGAAGCTGGTCAGAAGGCTATCAAAGCTTTCTTTGATAAGCATGGCGACAAAGTGATGGGCATTATAGACGAGTCAACTTGTATCAAAAATCATAAGGCTAAGCGTACAAAGGCTGCCATAGCCGTAGGTCAGCAGTGCAAAGTCAGAAGAATTGCTACTGGGTCACCAATAACGAACTCACCTCTCGACTTGTATTCTCAGTGTGCGTTCTTGGACAAAGGACTGCTGGGCTGCGGTAGCTTCTACGCATTTCGGAGCCTATATGCTCAGGTGGAGCGTATGCAAACAAGAATGGGTACATCCTACGATAAGATAGTAGCTTACAAAAATTTAGATATGTTGAGCAAACGTATTGAACCGTTCTCATTCAGGGTAACGAAGAGTGAATGTCTTGACTTACCAGAAAAGATATATATGACTCGTGACGTTACCTTGACACCTGAACAAATATCCACATACATGGAGATGTATAACAGAGAAGTGTCTTACTTCCAAGGAGAAATGATGACGGCGGAGATTGCCCTCACAAAGATGCTCCGTCTGCACCAAATTCTCTGCGGTTGTTTTACAACTGACGATGGCACAATTATGTCATTGCCGAACAACCGTATCTCAGAATTGCTTGAGACAATAGAAGAAACTTCTGGTAAGATTATTATATGGGCAAACTACATACAGAACATCAGAGATATAGAGGAGGCATTGAAGAAAGAATATGGAGATGATACTGTTGTTACATATTATGGTGGTACTTCCGCTGATGATAGGAGCAGGGCTATTGTTGATTTTCAAAATCCTTCCAGTCCTGTTAGGTTCTTTGTTAGCAATCCTACTGTTGGCGGCAGGGGGATTACTCTTACTGAAGCACATACAGTTATATACTATTCTAATAATTTCTCACTTGAAACACGACAACAATCCGAAGACCGTGCACATAGAATTGGTCAGAAGAATAATGTTACCTACATTGACTTGGTTGTCAGAAAAACAATGGACGAAAAAGTCATTCAAGCCTTACTCAATAAGCGAAATATTGCAAATGAGATACTAAAAGACGATTTAGAAGACTGGATTTCCTTGTAATCAAGGAGAGGTGGCTAGGAGGCTCGTGAAGGCATTTATACTCCTTAATGAACTTTACTATCTGGAGCCTCCAAAACTCCTCATATAAGCCAATCTGAGAGAAATTTTTTCATCAAACTTCTGAAAATATTTGTTGCTCGGGGTCATTTGACCCCTTTTTCTTTTAAAAATAAAAAGCAGCTCTAAAATGAACTGCTTGCCAAGAGAAAGGTGAAAACGAGTAGTGTATGTAGAGGGTTTACGGATAGAAAATTCCCCACTTGTAATTATTTGTGTAGGAATTACCGATGTCAATATGACAATAACCTTTTGTACCAGCCTCAACTCTGATAGGTAATCTTAGATTTGATGCTGTTGCGATTGTTTTATCAGTAGAATAACCAGTGATGTCAAAATCAACTGCTCTTCCGTTGATGTGTGCACTCATTGCTGCTTTGCTTACTCTTTTGTTATGAGGAACTTGGCGAACCCAACAATGTATATTGATAGGTTTTTTCACAAAGTTTCTAATAGCTTGAAGTTGTGTTGCAGTATGAATTACGTTTTCAAAAACTTCTAATGTAGGAACGCCGTCTTCTTTCTTCTCATTAGCAAAAGCTTCGTTCCAAGTGAAGTTTTCTGTGATAAACCAGTTAGCAGGGAACACAGGGAAATTTTCATAAGCGTGAAGATATGCTTCACGAGCTGATACAAATAACTTTCCTGTCTCTGCGTGTGATACGATTGATGGCTCGCCAACAGAAAGGTTAACACCTTCAGGTGCGATGGCTTCCATCTCTTCTTTTGTTACGGCAGGTTCAATTGTTTCTGTAACAACTGTTTCTTGTTCTTCCATTTGTACTTGTTCTTGTTCTTGTTCTTGTAGCTTATCGGCTACATTTTGTTTTTTAGTTTTCGCCATTGTTATCTTCCTTTTTCGTTACTAAATTCACCACAAAGGTTAGCTTCCTAGCTATCCTATCTATTCTGTTCTCCAAAGTTTTCATGTCTGTTTTTACAATAGACAATGATGCAGGATGGCATGCTTTCAAATAAGCAAAATATTCAACAAGAAATTTGCCTATCAGGTAGGTTACACAGATGCATGCTATTGCTTGAAGAAACGAAATTTCTGTTAAAAAATTAAACATCAGAGTACCTCGCTTTTTGCTTTCAGTATAGCATATTTACATATAAAAAGAAACCCCTCTTAACAAAGAGGGGCAGAGTAGTACAGGGAGAGGTTAGTGTTTTTTATGTTTCTTGATACGTTTAATGGCTTCTCTATATGCAGCTTCGCTTGCATGAGGGTCGTCAATATCGTGTAATCTATCACACGCTAATTTAATAAACACCATCGGGTCGGAACCGAGGCTTTTAAAATCAGCGTAGTAGTATTGAGTCAAGAAATTCAAATCGTATTCATTGAATTTTTCAACTACTAAATTCACGCCTGCTGGTGTTAACAAAGATATAAACTCTGTCATTGACCAGAATGGTGCTCTGCTACCATCGTATTTGATGATAGTTTCTAAAGCGTCATCCATCATTTCTTCATCAAGGTGTCTGCCGTGAAGAGCAAAGCGCACATTGCGTTCTGTTTCTTTTGGGTAGCATTCATACATATCTTCGATAAATTCTTTTACTTTATCGTGATGAAGGATTAGCTGGTCGACGTTCTTTTCAAAGTTGTCGTGCATATTTGCCTCCTTATTGTATCATCGAGCCGACTTTGCGTAGGAACGGCTCAATGGCTTTGCTAATATCAATGAGTCTGAAATTAGGTAGTGCGACGGTCTGACCAAAGATTTGATGAATAATATTCGCAGCTTTATCTCCATCGACAAAACCATTATCAGCGAGTAGTGGTGCGGCGAACCGCTCGAAGGAAGTGATTGAGCTATTCAATACTTCCTCCAAGCTTTTGCCTTGGAACGCTAGAAACGTTCCGATAAAACTACTGACTTTTGGATTATGTGCGTCGCCAAACAGGCAGGATAGCACGTGTTCTTCAAACAAATCTAATTCAGTCTGTTGTAGGCTTTGCATCATTTATTCTCCTTATGTTCCAGTAGCTGGTGTTGTTGGTGCTGTCCAAGAGTTGTAGCGTTGCATTGCTTCTGGGCATAGACTTGATAATGGCATTACCAATTTGCCAGGAACGAATGTAGCGTTTACATAGCACATAATTTCTTTCTTAGTATTGCAGATTTCGTTGTTTAAGAAAGCGAAGTTATCAACTGTAGCTTGCTTGTCAACAGCGATTTGCTTATCTAATTGAGCAATGTACTGTGCTAATTCTTTGTAGTTTGCATTGATTTTTTCATCTTCTGCATTTGATTTAGCTACGATTTCTCTGTAAAGTTCAGTACCAACTTTGTCTGTGTAGCGTTCTGCTTCTAGTTGAGCAATCTTTGACTCTAACACACCGATGGTTCTAGTGTCTTGGCAAGTGCCTGCACCGTTGCCACCATTGAAAAATCCGTTGCCTAATTGGCTTAAGAAAGATAGAGTTCCAGGGATAGCCAAGCCTAAAGCTGTGCCACCAAGTGCTTTTGAGGATACGTTTCTTTCTCCGTCTGCTGTTTTAATTTGCATAATTCTGTTCTCCTTTCTGAGAGCTTAAAAGTAATACATCCGACATTCTCAGTATAAGGGATGTTGAACAGAATTTCATTACCATTTTTCCGTCATAAAATCCTTCAGAAAAACTGCAAAAAAATTCTCGGAGGAAACCCGAGAAGCATACTTTAAAAATATATCTATGAGTTTATATGAGCTTTAATAAAACTTGTAAATTGGATTATCTTTATGTTTATCAAGGAAGGTTTGCAACTTCTTGTACATATTATCTGAATATCTTGTATACGTTGAGTCAGAGATGTTTAAGTCTTCACACGTCTCGCCGACGGATTTAAACTGAAGAAATCTCTTTGTTATCATTTCTTTTTGTATATCAGACCAACCTACTTTGGCAATTAGTTCTTCAATGTAGTCTGCACACAGACCTTTCATGAAGTTCTTTTCTTTGGTATACACGGCTTAGAACCTCCATTTTCTCCTTTGAAAACGTAGTTGAAATAAGTCAACAAGATTACCCATTGTTGTTGCTTTTGCCTTACCAAAGCCTCCTTGAATACATAGATAAATAAAAGCATCAGAGGTTAATCGAATAAATTCTTTTACAGTCAGCACATCTTCGAATGATTTGTAATTCTCTTCACGGAACTCTAACAAGAAGTCGTGAATACCTGAAGCCAAGATGATACGACGGTCATCTGGTGAGCAGAAGAATTTCAACAGACCGAAGATGTCTGCGTTGTTCCAACGGAAACGCACATCATTGTTTAATGGCAGCTGTTCCTGAACTGTCAATGGACGTGTGTATTCTACTCCGTCTTTCTCAAAGGTTAGTTGTACGTCAAAAACATTTGCGAAAATACTAGGGAATTTAATCTTATCATCTTTCAAAGAATAACCATTTCCTTTGGTAGAGAGCATAATGTGCTCATCGCCTTCATACACCGTACGAGCAAGGATTTGAGGACGACCACTAAAGCCAACGTGTTTCAAGCCACTTTTGTACTTCTTTTCTTTAGCCATATTTAACCTCCCTGTATTTAGTTAATAAAAACTGATAAGCATTTGCTGATAATCCATCCGATTGTCCCACCGACGGTGCTTACGATTGTTACCACCCAGCCCCAGTTAGTTTTGATAACTTGGATAGCTTTCTCAGCTTTAGTCATACGAGTAGCGAGGTCTTCAATAGTAACAAGACCGTTGCTAGTAATGGTTTCAAGCTTTGCTGCTAATAGTTGTAACTCGTTTTGTTTATCAGAATGTTTATCTTCTTTCTCTTCAAGCTTGCGTAGCCTGTGAGAGAACTCATCAATCTTTGTGCTCAGAATACTAACGGAGTTGTTTGTACAGTTAATGCTCGCGATTATTGTATCGACTTTGTCGAATAATCTTTCTAAAGTGTGAGCATTATTTTCTGTCATCGCTTTTCTCCGTAGGTTGTTTTACATTTTCAGTATAGCATATAAACTTATTTTTGACTATACTATAAAGAATTAGTTTTTCTTCAGAATTTCTTCGAGTTTAAATCCCCTTGCCTTGCATATTGCTTTGATATACATCATACCGTCGATGAACTGGTTTTTGATGTCTATAAATTGTTGTAGATAGTCTTTCCACATCTGAAAAGTTACAAAGTCATCAATAGGTTTTACTCCTCTTTTTGAGTTCATAGACTTATCCGCGAGAGCTGTGTTTCCCCAATCAAGACCACCACCTAATGAGTGAGGAACTATGTGTTCAATGGTGCGGTTCTTCTTTGTTAGCTTTATGCCGTAAAGCCCTTTAAAGTCTTTTCCGAGCAAGCCTTTATCAAAAGCTTTCTTTATTGGGTGGTTGTAACCAAAGCTTATTGAGTTGACTGGCTCTATCCCCACCGCTACACCTCAGCGTCTGGGATTGGAACAGGAATTTCCACAGGCTGTGGTAGATACTGCCACGCTGTTTCTTTGTTTCCGCTCGCTACTTCGTTGAAGAAGTTGTCTAAGTGTTCTTCAGTAATCACTACTTGTATATTCTCTGTTAACTGTATCGGTGCATTAACGAGAAGTGCGAACAACGTGTGTTTACGATAGAAATTCAAAGCGTTTTTGAAATTGTTTATCGCTTTTAGTTTAGATGCATTATCAAGAGGTAAGCCCATAAGCATTCTCTGTATAACAAAAAGAAGCTCATCCTCTCCGATGCCCCAAGCGTCTATCGTTCCGTCGAAGAAGTCTGAACGAGTCATGAATAGTTCTTGGATGCGAGCTTTTTCCTCAATCTCTTTCTGCTCATCTGATTTCATAGGACATTTTTCAGTTAAATACCAATAATCATTAATATCTGATTGTTGTACATCTAACTCAATCATACCTAAAGATTGGTAAAATTGGATATTCGTACCTTCGCCAACTTGACATAAACCAGTTTCTTCATTTGTTATTTTTGCATATTTAATCATTATTTAACTCCTTTCAAAGGGTAGAAAGTCATGCCGTGTACCTTAGAATTTGTACGTTTTACATAGCATCCTTTTGGTAAAGGAACTAGCAGGGCCACACCATAAGTTGAAGCAGTATTTATACTGAACAGGTCTGTACTACCATTTAAGCTTATGTACACGCCTAGGTCTGTTATAGTGCCTGCACCAGAACCTGCGCAGCGTACATAACCATCTATATTAAATTTTTGATAGGTGTCTAAGTTAGATAAAACTACCCCAGCGTTATAATCTGGCATATTCCAAGACATAATGTCTTGTTTATTACCTAATGATAAATACCCGGTTAACTTCTCCTCAATCCTTCCCACATCAACGAGATGCTCATTCTTAGCGACGCCACCGACATAGAAGTAAAGTGATAGACCTTTAGTTGAGGTCTCAATACCTGATTTTGTTGGGTCAGGTGTTACACCTGAAGAAACCCATTGTGTAATACTAATGAAATTTTTACCAGTGGAACCAACATCGGACCCATAAACATCAGTACTAAAAATATCTTCATTACCACCAGATTTATTAACTGTTAAACCAAAATTTGAAGAGCCAGTAGTCAACCCTAATGTCATTCCATTACCAACAACAGCACTACCGCTAGCTCCAAGAACCTTTAATGGAAGTCTAAATGTCTGGTCACCTGGATTAATGACCCAATCATAATCGTCATAGTCTTCTGTATAAAGTCTAACTTTTGATTTCATACCAGACCACCAGCGTTGACCGTCGATATTAATATATGACTCATTGAGGTCGATTGAACCTGACCAAGCACTTTTTGCAGATAATTGGTCTATACCTACTTGAATAGGCTCATCCCAACATACGCTTGTAATAATATCAGAATATGAACCATACGTCTTCATAATTTGCTCTGTACCATTGGAGTCAACCAAAATTCCAGTTAATTTAGAGTCTTTACATGTAATTTTACAAGTGTATGTTGTATTTACTTGCATATCTGTAGCACGTAGGGCAAAATTCCAAGCTGTGCCATCCGCAGAAACTAAAAAATATAAATATTGTTCTGTTCCTAATCCAATCTGTGGAGTATGCCTATTATTACCAGACTGTCCAAATATAATACGTTCTTCTGTAAAATCTGCACCAGTTGTAAATTTAGCTTGAATTACAAAATCAGAACTATTATTTGGTATGTTATTAATTTGTGCATAAGTACTAGGACTAAACCCACTCAACACGCCGTCGTTATCAATAACATTTCCAACCTTAGTTACGTTAGCTCGTACTGGAATATCTTTAGGATTTACTTTTTCTTCTGCTAACCAATTGTAGTAATCTCCATGAGTCTTGGCGCTATTCCACTGAGCAGCAGATTTTAACCAAGATATATTGTTTGGTGCTACTTCAAAGAATTGATAATAACCAAAGAAGAATGGGTTATTGCTCATAAGTTCATTCTGCACAGGGGTTTTATATTGAACGCCTGTTGCAATCTGCAATACGTATGGGTACAAGATTGACTCTTCTTGAACCGTGTCGCTGTTGCCGTAGATTGGGTTTGATAGAGAAGCATCAATGCCATACTGATAAACTCTGGTATAGTTAGAGTCTGTACTCGTTGTAAGAGCCCATCCATTATCATATCCAGTAGCTTTAACAAAACCGTTTATTTTGCTTGCAGTTCCATTCCCAATAACGCCATTTAATCCTGTAAGGTCTTGTTTGATATTAGGCAACCCAGCTTCAATCATATTACCAACAGTATTCATGTCCATCATACCTTGGATATTAACAATTCGAGGTATACGAACAGAGTCTTCTTCTTTATTCCATACATATTTACCTACTTGACCTAACGTAGATAAAGTTAAAGCAGTCTGCCACTCTGTTTCTGAGCATAATAAGTTTGGAGCATGAGCCTCTTGAAATTCTAAGAACTTCACTAAGTCTGGAGCTTGTGACGAAACATTAGCAATCAACTGACCATTAGCATAGCGTTGATAACCTAGGCTCTCGTCTATTGCACCAGTAGTTGGTAAAATTGTACCAACTGGAATATATGGAATTGCGTTTAGTTTTTCAAACCATTCATTAGCTTTATTAAATTCTGAATTGATTTTAGTAACCGAATTAGTTTCAGCATTTGAGATAGTTGTAATTGCTTCTTCTTTAGCTTGAACAACTTCGATTGTTTTTTCTGTAGCAATACCTGCTTGTTGTGTTGCGATAGTCGCTTGCTCTGTTGCAACATTTTTCTGATTTTCTGCTTCAACTGCGGCTTGTTGTGCTTGGTTTTTAAAGTTTTCAGTAAGAGCCAAAGCTAAGTCTGGGTCAAAATCTGTATTTACTAGTGCAGTACCATCTGCGTTCCATTTAACAGATTTATTTGGGTCTGGGTTTGGAAGAGCCAAGTCTGATAAATCAGTAGAAGCTGTCAAAGGTAATTTTAAAGCACGACCTAGTGCTTCTCTTTGTTCTTGGTTCTGCATAGTAAGTTTGTCTAAGGCATCTTCAATTTTCTTAGAATTGAATTTTGCTTCTTGAGGAAACTCGCTGCCTTGGTCCAACGGTGTGCTACGATAAATGGTTATCGTATCTCCTATAGGTATATCTACAGAGAGCGTTATACTTGTTTCTCCTACAGTATAATCTTGTTTATATATTAACTTTGTTCCGTCTAAAAGAACTGCGTTAAGTTGTTCTTTTTCTGTAAATCTGTAAGGGAAAGGAAGTACGTCGCCTGCTACGATTGGAGACTCTGCAGTGGACTCATACTGTACCCTAATATTTTCTTCATCTATAATCATGACTGTAGCATCCTCCTACTTATACTTTACTATATTTTTTCAAATATTTCAATTAAATAAACCGAATACTGGTTCAGGGTTTGTTTGGAAACGAGAGTACCATCTATCAATATCGTGTCCTTCTCTGCGTTTACCCTTGATGTAACGACGATAGTTTTTAGCTCCACGCTCTTGTTCTTCTAACCAACCACCAACGGCGTGACGCCATACTAAAGAGGTTAATGCGTAGTTGCTTACTGCAGCTTTCTTAGCGAAGACAGTTGTTGACGCTGCGGTAAACCTGCTTAATCTTTCTTCAGTATCTAAGTCTTCTTCGAACAAAGGTTTAGCCACTTTTGTTACATCTCTATAAAATTCCTGCACAGCTGGAGCTGCTTGTATCTGTATACCACTGGTGGTTCTATTTCCTTGTGCTAACTTACCTACAGAACCGTCTAGAATAGGGCTGAATATACCTGTTGAAGCTATAATCGGGTCTACAATCTTTCCTTTATTAAGTTTTCCGTCTTTGTCTAGGAACGGTTGGTGTTGACCTTTAATATAATCCATAGCCTCGTCAATCATTAACTGTGCCATACTTGTTGTAATCATTAAGTGTGCAATGCTTGCCCATGCTTTTCCTGTACCTTCTGGAGTACCTGCTCTACCAAGAAGCATGTTCCAGATGGTCTGAACATTAGCTGTATCTGCTGTATCACAGTATTGTGCAACTCTTCTGCCGAAATGTATCTGAGTACATGCCATACCAAAGGATTGGAACTTAGTTAAAATCTTGAGACCTTGACCTAGACCAGAGTCTGGTTTTGCTCCAAAAGACATAGCATTTGTAGTTCTGTATGTAGGCAACGTAGTCATCTCATCTGCACTAGAGTTAATTAGAATAGATGCTTTCTCATACATATCATTTCTAAAATTATCAAAAGCTATTTTACTATTTGGGTCAAAACCTCTAGCTTGCATTTCTTTTTTAAACACATCATCGGAAATATTCAATAAATTATCAGGGATGAATAGTTTAAAGTCTCTATCTAAGTTAGAGTTTGGTGCTCCATTTTGTTTTATGTAGTCGCTAAACTCAATGTTGCAGTGTTGTCTTAAGAAATCCCAATCAGCGCCTTCTATTCCGTGGCGTTTTAACAAATTAGCTAAGCCTGGTTTGTTTTTAACCATAGAGTCAAAGGATGTGTCTGACTGAGAAGATATAGCTTTCATCAGAGTCAAAGCAGCAGAAGACCTGTGCAAATTAGTAAACTTATCTACACAGCCGATGTCGTTAATCATCAATGTACTATAAGCTTTTGCATATCGTTCAAGTCTATCTGTTTTAGTTCCCTTACCATCGGTTAAGGCTGCCCACATCTCTTTCAAGCTGTCGAAGCGTTTAGTTCCTGAGCCTAAGCTATCTGTGTCTACGTTAGTTCTAAGACGTAACAAGAAGTCTTGTGTCATAAATTGGTTGTACCCCACAAGACGGCGAAGTTCAGGGTCTTGGAATAAAGTTTTAGCAGAGTCTATGCCACGAGTCCACCCAGTCAAATCTTTACTCTCAATTAAACCATTTAATATCATCCACTCTTGTTGGTACACATAATCTGATGTTGAACGGAAACCAGCGTTTACCAATAATGGAGCTGAGAATAAGTCAGATACTGCTTTAGCTATACGAGTAATTGTTCGAGAAGCTACATAATCTACACCAGCAGCCATCGCAGCGTTTTGCATAATACTTTGTCTCGCTGTTTCAGAAAGCATAGCATCTTCTTCTTTTCGTGAACCACGGGCGAACAAATCATGTTGGTGAACGTCTCTGTGTTTTTCTGCGAAGTTAATAAGGTCTTCAGCTAAACGAATAGGCTCAGAGCCAGCCATTTTCAAAACTGCGTAAGCACGTTGCCCTGTTTCGAAATCGTGATTTAATTGGTCTACAATACTATCATAGCCTAAGAAATCCATAGCTTTTAATTCAGACTCAACATCTTTAAATATAATCATATCGTGGAAATTGTCAACGTATCTATTCGATAAATTGTTTTTAATATCCGTGAAACTATCTAATTTATAGATGTAAGAGTTTAACCATCCTTTTTTAAACTCACTTTTACCGTTAACGAGTTTATACGGTCTGCCTGTAAATGCTTCAGTAATCCTACCTACAGCATTAACCATTTTTCTGAATTGGTCTGGATTTTCTTTTGCTAAATGTATAAACTCTCCTGTAAATAAGGCGTCTCTCACATCATTCAAGTTTAATGAAGAAGTGCCTCTAGCATTAAACATCTTATCTAAATCAAAGTGTTTTAAGGCAAACATTGTTAGTTTAAGTCTGTTTCTATCAGAGCCTTGAAGGCGTTTATAGTATCCGCTTAATGCCTTAAGGTCTTTATCCAAACCAGAACCTTTTTCAGCTGAAAGTTCCAGAATATTATCAAAACATTTTTGAACGTCAGCTATTTCAGAGTCAGGTATAAATCTGTCACTTTGTCTCATCTTAGTCAAGTTGTGTCTGTTGCCAATTTTCTGTTTCAACGAACCAACATTAGCTAGGTTATTTAACACGGTAGCATATCTGTCTCTAATAACCTGAGCCACAACTGCGTCATCGGAATTAAAAGGTACTCCTGCTTTCTTAGCAGCGTCGGCAGAACCGTACCAATCCATGTACGCCCACGCAGTCATGATACCTTTTCTATTAGCAGGGTTTCTCATATATTCTACGAGGTCTACTCCACCTGTTAACATCTTGTCAGTAGCAGTAGTTCCTGGGGATTTTCGTCTAAGTTCCGCCTCAATGTCTCTTACATAAGCCTGAGAGTTTCGTACAATATTTTCAATATTCATATTAGACCCATCTAAGTTATAAGGAGAGAATGTAAATATTTTTACGATTACTTCCCCTGGGATGTAAGGGTTTTTCATAATTTCTCGAGCATGCTTAGTTACTATGTTCAAGCTATGCAAGTGCTGGAATTGTTTATTCAAAGCGAGTTTCTGCACCTCTACTAATAACGGGTCAATCAAATCATCCATTACAGTAGGTTTCTGCATACCTTCTTGTGCCTGTTTCAACATTTCTTCCTCTGGTAAAGCTTTGTCTATGACTTTAGCTTCTGCATCTACTTTTAGAGATACTGCTTTACCTGTCTCAATAGTCTCAACGAACCTATCTGCTAAAGCTACGATATCTGTTTCAGATAGTCTAACACCTAATTGCTCAAGTGGTTTGCCTACATGTGTATCAATTAAGCTTCTAATCAATGAGGTGTTACCTTTCAGTATAGCTTTTCTTGTAGGCTCAGCACCTTTTTTAAGAGCTACATCAATAAACTTTTGAAACTCAGCTGTTGTGAAAACGTTTTGCAGATTAGTTTTCATTTCCGCTAGACCAGTGGAAAGGAAAGCTCCAATTCTTTCTACTGCTAGTTTATTAGATGAGTAGAAAGAAAGTTTAGTAGGGTCTTTCGATGCATTTATACTATCTTCGTCTACACGAGAGAATAAATCATTTACTTCTTCGAAGTCTGGTTCAGCTTGACTAGCTTCCCATTTCTGTTTCTCAAGTGATGCCAACTCTTGTTGGTTCTCCAAGTCTTGCAGACGTACTTTTAAATCATCGGTAGTAGTTCTAGGCATACCGAATAATTGAGTTAAGTCTGTGTCTTTATACACTGTTCCTTCATTGATTGCCTCTACCAAATCGTCTGCTGACTTATACTTGTTTAATAGTATATCATCTGAGTTTAATAAATCAGCTAAATCCCTAGATGAAGTATCTAATTCTGCTGCAAAGTCAAACAGTTCTTGAATTTTAGTATTGTATGCAACAGTACCGTCGTCTAAAGTAGATGGAGAGAAAAATTCTTCTACTGCTTTATCCATTTCATCTAATATAGCAAACTCTTGTGGTGGTTCTGCTGTTTCTGCTGTATGACCTTCCCTGTCTACTTTTACATCCCATGCCTCTTTGTCAGCTTTAATACGGTCATATTCTTGACCATACTTAAATCTACCTAAGTCATCTTTAAGAGTTTCGATAAATTTTTCTTGGTCTTTGAATTTAATTGCTTGTTTTGTGCCTCTATATTTCTCATTATGTATGCGCAAATCTTCAGCTCTAATCTCTAAAGAAAGAATAGTGTCTACTAAAGCACGTTGTTGTTCAGCGAAAGAAGCAACCCTAATATAAGCGTCCATATCATTATCTAATACAGCTTTATATACATCTGAGAGAAGCTCTCTTGCTTTAGCTTCAGAGTAGCAAGAGATTGTTTTTCTTCCCAACATTCCTGTTTCGCCTTTTATAGTAGCATGATATAAGTGTCCAATTTTTTGAGTTCTAATAGCAGAGGCAGACTCAGGAGATAAATCGTTAATATTTCTTTTGATATTATCTATAATATCTGAAGCAATGTGAGTCATTACCAAAGATTTATGTGGTAACGCCGTTAGATTAGGTACTTCTCCGTTGCATAGTTTTTGTGCTACATAACGGAAGTTCTCCATAAACTCTTCTTCAGTTCCTGCAAAGGTTTTGTATGAAGCAAGTAAGTCTACATAATCACTGTCAGGTTGTTTAAAACTTTTTTCTGCTTCGCTAAATTCATGAAGAGCCTTTTCTCCAGTAGCAGGGATAGCTTCATCTGTTGTGCCTTCTAACGATTTTTTATAGTGGTAATTATCTATAGTTTTTGTTACGTGATTTTTGAAATTATCAAAAGCTTTTCCACCGTATTTACCTAAAGCTTTAAACGCAACTCCTCCAACGGGAATTACTCCTCCTATAGCAGCTGCGAACAATGAGTCAATCGCACAGTCTTTAGCTGTGTAGGTATCTGTTTGTTGTATCTGAGAGCTTCTTCCTGACATCCACATAGGTAATACTGAAGACACAACAGCGTCGGTAGCATACAAAGCAGCTCGCTCTCCTAACGTAAACGCCTCAGCAGCGCCTGCATTATTCAAAGCTAAGCTAGACAGATTGTACGCAAGTTTAGTTGTTTCAGATGCATCCTCTAACGCTTTCGCAACTTGACTATTCAATCTCTTTCCTGTTTTAGAGAATATGTTTAAAGTTCTCATTGCCTGAGCAGCTTCTTCAGTTGTTCTAAGATTTTGCATAGTTTTTAAGGTATTGGCACTTCTAGTAGCCATTTGAGCTGCACGTTGTGTTTTATAGGCAAGCTGAGTACCTTTAGCTATATCCATACCTAAAGCACCTAGTCTTCCTATTTTTGCTGCTGCTAAGACTGTAGTTTGAGGAACTAGAAACCCTAGCCCAACTGTTAAAGCAGTTTCATAAAACCCTATGCCGCCAGATATCGCTGAACCCATCATGCCTATGTGCTGCATAGCAGAGAAGTCTTGGTCTGCAGTGAACTCAGCTAAACTGCGCTCTAATTCTTTTTTATATAAATTCTGACCAATAGAGAACATTACTTCTCCTCTAGCCACATTTTTATTATACTTCAACTCTACCCCATATTTCTCCCCAAGAGACCTAGCTTCTTGTGGAGTGATTAGTTCAGGGTCAAGGTCGATAGCACGTTCTCGATTTACTTTATCAATGACTGACTGCTCTGCACTACTCATCTTAGCATAATCGTGCATAGCTTTTTTAGCTTGTCTGTATGCGTAGTCTCGACTCATACCCGAACCATCGTCGATAAGGTTATTTATGCCAAAGCCTTCTTGTTTTGACAGATGCAGTAAGTTCTCTGAGTCTGACTCCATTTGACTTTGTTGTTGCTGGTCTATTCTTTTCTGAGCAAGATAATCATTAACTGCGTCATTTGGGTCTTCTTCAGTTTCTTTCTGACTTCTTACAAAGTCAGCCGTTTCTTCTTCAGTAGCCTGTCTTCCCATAACTAGACTTGTTGTGTCATTGAAAATAGTATTAGTCAGAGTAGTTTCTGAGTCTAACGGTGATTGCATTGAATTACCTAAAGTCATTTGTTACCTCGCTGCTTGTTTTTTAGCTGTTTTGTATTTCTTCAAGATAGATGCTTGTCTTGCTTGTTCAGCTGCGTTAGAAGGAGGAACATAGAAATACTGCTTACCTCTATTTCCTGCGTATTGACCACTAGCTAAAATCTCTTGAATAGTTTGAGCTTTACCGTCGTAGCCTGATTTAAACTTACCGCCTGCAAGAGCATACACAGCAAGGTCTTCATTACCTAAAGCATTATAATAAGCTTGGAACCGATTAGCTGTAGCTCGTGCTTGTAATGTAGGGTCTTGCTTAAGAGCCCCCGTAAGACCTAAATCATCATACTCTGCTTCTGTTAAATTTGCCATACCAAATCGTCCTGTTGCATCTGTCTTACCATAATTATCTCCGAAAGCGTTCAATAATGCAAATGAGTTAGCATATGTTACAGGAACATTTAGAGAGGCAGAGGTATCTGCCATATCAGAAGCTAATGCTTTATGTGCATTTATAAAGTCTTTATGATTTGAGCCTACAACCTGTTCCTTAAATTCTACGTGGAAGTGGTTGCTGTGGTTGTTTCTCTTCATAAGCTTCTTATCAATTGACCTTGCGTCCCTAAATAAAGGTTGACCGTTTTCTCCCTTCATAGCTCTAAATTTAGCGTAAGCAGCGTACTCAGGTTTATTATCGAGGAGTTCTGGTCTAGAGGTAAGAATGTATCTTACTTTACCCGCATAAGCAGAATTAGTAGTTAACATTTTAGTGAAGTTTTCTAGCGAACTAATTTTAGTATAACCAGTGACAGGGTCTTCCATTTTGTTAGAATATACACCAAAATCCAAAGCCATACCTCTATTATGTGAACTTCCCTTAACACCTGGAACATTCAATGGGTCGTAGTCTCTTGTAATAACGAAACCATTATTAGCCGCAGCAGTCATAACTCCCATATAGTTATAACCTCTCATACCGTAACTAATAGCTTTATTCACAGTAGTGTCCACTTTATTGTAAGCAGTACTTTTTGAAAAAGCGTAATCTAGCATTTTACCTAAATTTTCTGGAGTCTGAACTTTATATCCAGCACCATAGGTGGTTAAAGTAGGTAAACTTCTTTCATATAATTTCTTCATATATTGAGGAGCAGGATTTACTCCAACTCGTCCGCCAGAAGCAATAGTGTCTGAGAAGTTTTGTAGGAAATCGTCGCTCTGCATTACTGCCAATATTCTAGTCGCATCTGAACGTAGACGTTCTTTCGTTACTGCTTTCTTGGTAAGTGGGTCAATCAAAGTAGTATTAGTAGCCCCATATTTTGGTCCATTGTAATAAAGGTCTTGGTCTTTATGTAGTATATCAGCGTATTGGTTTGCTTCTTCTACCGTGTTAAATTTACCTAGATATTTCCCTGTTTTAATGTATTCTTGATAGGCTTGTTCATTAGACATAATCGTTCCTTTATCAGAAACAGTTGGAACTAGCACATGCTGTCCGTCTACTTCGAAAGATACGCTCCTTACAGTAGCAATAGAACCATCTTTCATTTGAACTTTCGGTCTGTTATAAAGGTCGATGTTACCTTGACCGTACTGCCCGAGCTGAGTAGCTGGTTGAGTATTAGCTTTTCCTTTAGCTGCAAAGGATAAAGTAGCTGAAGCTGCAACGTAATCTATAATTGCTTTATCCCATTGTTCTGCTGTATAGGTAGAAGGTTTAGCTTTTTGGTAGTTGTAAGGAATACCAATTCTTCTAAGCATAACACCCGAACGTTGGTCTTCGATACCGAGCATTTCATTTCCTACACGCAAATTAATACGCCCAGTTACACTATCCAACTCCATACTTACATCTTTGTTGGAATTAGCCGCTCCTATTTTCTTAAGAGCAGAAACTACAGCATCTCCTGTCTGGTTAACTAAATTAGAAACAGTAGCTACTCTTTGTCTTGCCTCGTTAGGAGTTACATCTCCACTACCTAACAAAGCAGGGTTTCCAATAAAGACTTTACCTTTTATATAATTACTGTTTAAGTCTACAAAGTTCTGAGAAACTACTTTTCTCATAGCTTGTTCTATAGTAGAGTCTTTTATGGTATCATCAGTTAATGCTACTGTAGCGTATGAAACAGCTACATTAGTTAAAGTATCTTTTAAAGACTCTTGGTATTTAGCAGGGATATTTCCGTCTTGAATAACATCTGTTATAGTTTTCGCCAAGCCATCTCCATCTAAACCGTGGTCAGATAAGAAAGTTTTAGCATCCTTAAGTGTATATCTGCCGTTTCCTTGAGCAGCACTTTGTGAAACCATTTGTCTTACTTTAGATAGTTCTGGAGCACTTAAATATAATTCTCTAGCTAAATCAGAGAAAGCAGCCTGTTCCTGTTTAGATTTCCCTGCTAATTCTGTAGGAGATAGAATAAAATCAGAATATCCTGCACGAGTAAGAGCAGTAGCCACCGCTCTTGTATACTCTGCTTGTTGTTTTGTATTTATACACTCTTCATGTTGTTGAGCAAAATTTTTGAAAAACGCTTGAGGTATAGACGAATATGAGCCTGAAGCACCTGTAGCATCTATAAATGCTTTTTTAGCTGATTTTAAAGATGACTCTAATTCATCTACTCCTTGTTTATTTATCCAGCAATTTTCTCCATTAGTATTGACCAGAGATTGTCTGTTTGCCTTCATATTGCTTTGACTAATAGCTGTTGTAAATTCTTGGTTTGTTCCGTATAAGAAATCTGAAGTGGTAGAAGCATTTAACGATTTTCTCATTGTATCTCTGATTGAAGACCATACATTTCTCGCTGCTGACTGAGGGTCTGTCATATTCATTTCAGAGAAGTTTATCGGAGGTTTTAATGTGTAAGAGCCTCCTCCGTCTAAATCAAAGTCCATAGAGAAATTAGTCATGTCTTTACCTGAAGCCAATGCCACATCTAGTTGTGCTACTTTTTCTCTAATCTTTTTGTGATTAGCCATAGTAGTAGGTGTTAATCTCATAGCCTCATGTGTTATTACCGCAGGAAGTACATATCTATGATAATAGTCAGTTACAGCTTTTTGTTTTGCCACCTTCTGTTTCATAGTAGAATTAGGGTCAGAACCTATTGCTTCCATAGTTCTTTGGTAATCAGCTTCAGCAGAAGAAGGAGAAGAAAACATTAGATAATCGCTTGTACCATTTTTCTCTATACTCTTTCCACCAACATATTCTTTATATTCGTCAAGTGTCTTTGTTGTTCCTCCTGTGCCAGCAGAAGATGTTCTGCTCTCTAAAGACTGAGCAGTAGACAGTAACGACTTGATTGTCTCAGGAGTTAAAGTAGCGGTATAATTTATAGGATTTCCTTGTTCATCTGTTAATTGCTTTCCTTGAGCATCAAAACAAGAAAACTCTTTCGTGCCATACGCATTGATTAAGTTTCGTATGGAGTTAGCTACTTCTAAAGAGTTGCTTCCATTAGCCACTTTGGATAAATTGAGAGCTTTCGCTATAACTAGTTGGTTATAGTTATTATCCATCATTTCTACGTATTTTTGATTAGGTATATGACCTTTCATTGCCCCTGTATCTACAAGAAGCTTTTTCATACCAGAGTCTACATCCAAAGAGCCCATTGTTACATTTCTAAAAATCTCATTCTGAGATTGGTTTATATTATGCATGGCTTTTGCTTGAGCTATTTCAAAGTCAGATAAAATACCGTACTGAGTTTCGTGCGCATAGGTGTTATTATAAACCTGACTCCACATCTTAGAGCCTTCAAGAGAGTCTGAGAAAGCATCTCTGTATCCGTCCATCGCACCTTGAGCAGCAGCGAGAACATTACCGTCGCCACTATTTCTAGCAGCTTCTTTGGCATTCTCTACATCTTTCATCATTTGAACTTTTGTAGCAGAAACTTCATTGAACAAATTAAGTTGAGCAGTTTCTTCAATTCTTCTATGCTCTATTTTCATTTCATCGGCACGGTCTTTATAATCAACATCCCAATCGTACGCATTGATTGTTCTGTTTAAATCATTAGCATTATCAGCGATATTTCCTAGATGACCTAAGGCGTCCACCAAAGGTTTGTTTTTATTCATCTCCAATTCCACAGCAGGAGATAAGTCACGAGGTCTTTCTGTGACAACATCTAACTCTTCTCTAGGTCCTTCTATGGTTATATTTAAATCAGCGTGTGCTCTTTTTGCTCCTTCAGCCATTTGTTTCCTCCTTATGCAAATATGTCTTGTGAGCCAAACGGATTAGTGTCTTCGCCTAAGTTTTGTTCAAATCCTCCTAGCACACCATAGTCTGTTTTCTTTGCTCCGTGTTCTTCAAGAACTTTCTTTTGAGTAGCCTGTACATCATTTAGTACAAAATCTGTATCTGTCCAATTATAATGTTTTTTCATATAGTCTTCAAAATTCTCATCATACCGTCTAAGAATTTCATCATTGGCTGCTTGTCTAGCGGCTTCTGCCTTATCTTTGAAAGACAGTTCAAAGTACTTATCAACACCCGCAAGAATAGACCCAACCACTCCATACTTCTGCTTCTGAGCCATATTCTGTGCTTGTAACGCAACATTCGCTGCGTTTCTATATCCTTCTTTCATAATCGCAGAAGCTTGGTTGAATGTGTTTGTGATTACTGTTTTTTCGTCCATCATTTGGTATTTACGTTGCTGTAATAACGCGTCTAAGAATGAGCCTGACATATTTCCACCTGAACCAGACACCTTAATTATATCTGAACCCATAGCTATATCGTGTTGGTACTGCAGATTTCTTAATTCAACTTCACCCTTTGCTCTAACCATAGCTGCATTCGTTTCAGCAGTAGCGATGATTTCTTGCTCCTGCTGTTTATACAAAGCGTAAGCTTCGTCTGGGACTTGGTTAGCATATAAACTTTTTAAAGTAGCAAACAAACCAGAAGTCCAATTATTAACGAACGGAACTCTGTTTCTTGCTGTTTCTAAATCATAGTTATTACCTGTCAAAATGTCTTTAAGAGACATTCCCATAAAAGAAGCTTTTGTTTTGTTCTGCGTAGCCATTATGATTTCCTCTGTAATCTTTCGAGTATCGCTTGGTCGTGTCCACTAACAGACGCCTGATGTCTTATACCTATTATAGCAAATCCGAACCATTTCGCAAATCGTAATGCAGTTAAGTCATCTAAGTTAACATACGCCTCAAATCTACGAAGGTCGTTCATTACATACTCATGGTAGTACTTATAGATTGCTTTAACAGTAGCGAACTTATGTTTATGTAAATCCTTATGTGCAATAACAAAAACTGTATATGTACCTAAACCATTACTTTGTAAACCATAAATCATGATAGGTGTGTCATCGTGCCAGAGAGTATTTGTAATCATCTCTGTAGTATACATAGTTTTGTACTCTGGATGAGCCTTTACATAGTCTAGGTCTGCTTTGAGCTCTTTTCTAGGTTCTATTAAATCTAGATGCTCAGGTTTAAAACGTGTAATCTTATAAGGCATTTAACTCCAATCCCGCAGTAATACCTGCGACCGTACAAGGCATAGCCTTGTGGCTTTCAAATTTTAACTTATATTTCATGTCTCTATCTGTCCAGTTAGTCATAAGGTCGATTTCCTCTTGAGAAGTGATTGCTTCAGGAGGAGTATCCATTACACTTTGAGGAGAAAAAGTTACTAGCTCAGTTTCTATTCCACCAATTACCTGTTTTACAGTTAAACCCAAAGTTCTAATTAGATACAAAACTAATCTGTATATTCTAAGTTTAGCGTTTTTAGAGCTTAATTGCCTGTCTTGGAAATCTCGTTCCAAAGTAGTGAAATAAGAGTCATAAGGTAATCCTACCCATATATCTGTAACGGGAGTAGTTAATTGAATTTTTCCATCTTTAACTATAGTGTCTTCTAAATAAGCACCTTCAGAAGTAACAGAGACTGTTTTCCCTTCTAAGTAACTTAAACCAGATAGTTCTGTTTTTGCTTGCTTTTCTCCGTTCTCATCTTCGGATGCAGTCCAACGTTGAGCACAATCTAAAAATACAGCGTCTTTTTGTTTTACGTTATCTAGAAATTCTCTGGATAGAAGTTCTACATACCTTTTGTTCGTTCCATTTATTTCTCTGTCTACAAAGAAAATTACTACGTCCTGTTTATATGCACTTGAAGGCACGGATAATAAGTCAGCGATTTTAGCTCCGTCTGCTAAAGCTACTTCTGTCCATCCTACTACATCTTGAGCACTATCAAAAGTACAAGCAATACATGTACCGTCTTCCCTAAGTACCCAAAGAATTGAATAAGGTTCTTTTTGGTAAATAACTTTCTTTATGCCTTGTTGTGTTAAACTTTCTGCAAACAGGGTTAATTCTGGACCAAGATATGCGTCACGATAATAGTCATAAGAAATAGACCTTAAAGTACGCTGTAGTCTTTGAATAAAAATAATAACGTCATCAGTAACTACAGGTTCAGCTTCAAATGAACCATAAGAAGACTCTTTGTTTACAACGCAGTCTGTTGGAGAAAGTGCAGTACCTGCTGAGTACATACGAAGCTCAGATAATTCTGTGCCGACTAGCAAAGATTTTACAGATTTAATCCAAAGAATGTTTGAAACTTTATCTGTAGAAGCGTCATAATAGATAGCATTACTATCTGTCATAGTTCCGTTATAATCGCTAGGAGAAAAGTTGTGGTATGAGAATGCATTTGACATCCATATCCACGGTTTGTCTGTAATACCAGCAAATACTAATCTTTGTTCATGTATAGTAACTTTTGTAGGATAACCAGTGGTTTCAGACCACGCCCCTAGTCTCCACTGTGTAGTATCGGCATTAGCAGCTGCTGCACCTTCTTGCATAGTAATAGTTCCAGATTTACCATCAGAATTAACTGTTTTGATTATGCCCCAGCACCATCTATCATCTGAACCATCAACAAAGTTCATACGTAGATGCCTTCCTACATCTGTTTGGCTAAGAGTCCATCCAGTTAACGTATAAGTTTTATCGCCTGCACCAGTAGCACTTATTTTAACTTTCTTAGACGATTGAAAGTTTTTGTCTAGATATGGACCATCATCATAAACAAAATCTACTAATTCCCAATTATTATTTGCTTTTCTTCTTAATTCCATAGGAGGTGTTTTACCTCCTGGAATTGCCAAGTAGATTACATCTAATGACTGAACATATGATATGTTTTCAAGTATATCCTCAGTAAACGGAGTGTCTATAGAGTATATTTGACCAGCGTTATTAGGGTCTTCAATAGGACCAAAAGAAACTCCATCGAAAGTATAGAAACGAATTTTATTAGGAATAAACTCAAGCACCAAACTTTGACGTACGCTAAACACAAAAGGAATAGTAAATAGAGATTTAGAAGGTTCTCCTAAATCCCAGATAAACTGTGTTCCTACACGTTTACTAATTGGCCCATATTTAGAGCACATAAAATTATAAGCTTCAGCTAATCCTTGGTTATACTGTTTCAAATCATCACGAGAAATTAACTTACTTGTGATGATACCGCTGTTGAATATCGTTTGCTTGTCGACTATCTTTACCATTATTCTGCTTCATCCCCCATATCAAATCTGATGTAAGAAGACTCTCCGCCTCTGACTCCGATAACCTCTCCTTCAGGACGAACAATGTTTCTATTCAAGGCATTACGAGACTTAGCTTTTCTAAGTTTACGCTCAGCTATTTTCTGTAAGTATTCAGCATTTGATGTTGACGCTGTAATAGCGTAACAAAGCTCAGATGCAAGTCTAGCAGAGAACGCATCTGCTAGAGCTGCATCGAACTTCGAATGGTCGACAAGTGCTGTGTATTTAATTGTTACGGCTTCTGAATTGGATAATATTTGATTTCCGTCTATATCAAACAAAGACTCTTTTGGTCCAGCATTATAGTTATAATAGTCATTCAAGTCTATAAAAGTATAACCATTATCTAAAGAAATCTGCACAACCTGTAGACACTGAGGGTCGGTAGGAATAGCGAAAGAGTTTTTCCACCCTAAAGCCTTATTAGTGTTCGCCTTCTTTATCAGCTTAGCGGTTGTTCTTGCACAATTCCAATCTGCTTCTGTTAAAATAGCTTCTGTAATAATAGACACAGAGTTTTTAACTAATATAGCAGTTGGTGTAGTGTTAGTAGACTCCAAGTTAACTAATGGTTGTTGACCAAGTGTTGCTAATGCTTTATTAACCATATCCAAAAGTGAAGATGCCATAACACTCTCCTTAGTTAATTATATTCTTTTCCAAGTTTTTCTCGTTAAGAATTGAAACTGTAACTGTTCTCAAAGTCTTATCTGTTTTTACTACCATGAACTCATAGTATTTAGATAAAGATTTGTCTCTTTCAAGTTGAAATACTCTAATCACATCGCCAACTTCAAAGATACTATGCCCTGGGTTAAAGAAACCTGGGTTCTTAATACTTGCTGTAGTATCGTTCTCCGCTTTGTAAGTGTAAATGTTAAACTCAGAAATACTGTTTGGGATAGTTGTAACATTACGGATGTTCAATACAGTTTTTACTTCTGCAACTGTTTCTGGCTTAGCTGCAGGTGCGTTTGTCTCTGCCATGTTTACCTCCTTTGATTTTGTTGTACTAAAACAGGCTATAACAATTTCATTATAGCCTGTTTTTTACAAAAAAGCAACTTACGGTACTTTCAGAAAAGATACTCATTGGAGCACCCTAAATTTTATTCTAGCCTTCGTTAATTGCTGCAACTACTGTGATATCACCAGTTTCTGGTGTTACAGCAGTAACTCTTAAGATAGCAAGTTTGTTATTAGCTACAGCGATGATTACGTCATTAGCTTTTACATAACCAGAAAGGTCTTTAGATTTGAAGTAATCAGCAGTAGTAATTGTAGCAACTGCATCTGTAGTTACATACATGTAAATTGCGTTAGTAGCTCTAGCAACTATAGCAAATTGTTTGATATCTAATGCCATTGTTTTATCTCCTTTTACTTAGTAGTGACTTTAGTGGTAGGTGGGGGAGAAAACTCCCCCGTGGTCTCCAAAACAACTATTATGCTTTGTCCTTAACGTCGAATGCCATACAGCCAACTGGGTCGATAAGAACAGAACCTAGTTTACGTCTCATGTAGTAAAGGATAGTGTCATCTGGAGTTTCAATAACTCTAGTTTTATCCACACCACCAAGAGCTAAACCGATAGATGATTGAACGAAAGCGTTACATTTTGTAGTGCCTTCAGTGTCACCTGCTCCTAAGTCTGGGTCAACTCTCCAAACCATATCCATCCAGAAACGACCAGACTCAGCTCTTGTGAATAAGTAAGGAAGGTCTTTTTCTGTAATTGCATTTGATTTGTAGAATTGTTCTAACTTCATCAACGCATCCCATTGGTGAACACCTACGTTAACGATAGGAAGTTCTTTGTTTTTGAACACGTGGTTCTTTTGGAAGTGGTTCCAGATTGCTTGTGCTGTATCCAAAGTGAATACATCTGCTTCAGAACCTTCAACTTTAGTAGTTGTAGAGTTGATAGAGTCTAAAATCATAGAGTCTACTCTTCTGTTCATTGAAGCTACAGCATTATCTGTGATAACCAACATACCGTTAGCTGATGTTGATGATACTTCTTGTTCATCAATTTCGTCGCCTGCGTAATATGTTTCCAATTCACATTTTACACGGTCTAATGAACCGCCGTTTCTTGGAACCTTACCGAAACGAGCCTTTTTACCAGCTGGTGTTCCTGCTTGAGAACGGTTGAAATATGTAGTGTCGCCAACAGGAACTGCTCTAGTTGTAACTAATTGAGCATAGATTGAGTCGCGTTTTTGATACGCTAACTTAATTTCTGAGGAGAATTGTTCCTCAACTAAAGGTAATAATAACATTTTACAACTCCTTTTACTTAGTGTGTACTTACTGTTTTGGTTACTTCTACTAGGTTACCTCTCGGGCTAGGTTGAAGTTGTAGCTTGTTCTTTGTTTCCATAGGGCGACTTAACGGATACCTACTTAAAGAACTGCTCTCTGCGCTTGTCCGTGTTGAGCCATTTTCAGTTGTACAATCTGTTTATTTAGCTCATTTACTTGGGCTTTATTGCCTGCGTAATCTTTAGCCATAAGCTCATCACGTTTTGCAGTGAGACTTTCTATTGTTTGAGGTACGTCTGTAACAACATTACCATCTATATACAGTGTATCGCCTGATTGCATTTTTGTCAATAGTAACTGGTGTTCCAGGAACGCAGCATCTCTAAACAAGCCTGCTTCAGCCATTCTGTTTAATGTTTCTTCTGAGTATGTGCTATTCATTTTATTTGAAATAGCTTGAATATTCACATCGTATTTTTGACCCCATTTACTACGTAACTCAGCTTCTGCTTTCTGTACTTCAGCTGCAGCATCACTTTCTAAAGTAGATACATAGTTAATGTAGTTTTGGTTTTGTACATCAAGGTATTTTTGAGCCAATGCTTCATACTGCTTTTTAGATAAGTTAGCGGCTTCAGCTGCGTCTTGAAATACTCCGAAATCAAAAGAGTCTTTATTAAAAATGTAATTTTCTTGACCAGTGTAGCTGAAATCATATTCTGCTTTATCTGCTGGTTTGCCTAACTTTTGGTAAAATTCGTTGATTTGTTCTGGAGTGGATGAAGCATCTGGAATACGAACAGATTTAGATATTGTTTGAGTTTGATGAATATAGTTTGTGAAAATATCTTCTGGTTTAGATATTCTATCCCACTCTGCTCTACCTTTTAAATCTTCTGGAATAAATTCTCTCCAGTTGTCACCGAAGTTCGCATTACCTACTGGCGGTTGGTCTTGCGCTCCTTGGTCCTGTGCTCCACCTTGAGCACTTTGGTCTTGTACAAATTCTTCTTGTCCCATTGTTTGCCTCCTTATTTACTATTTATAAACTCTTCAATTTCTGAAAGAGTATCATTTGATAATCTTGCTGACATTGCTAGAATATATTCTATTACTTCTCGTCTAGCTGACTGCTTTGCTAATTCAATAGGGTCGGTGGTAGGTTTAGCTCCATAAAATCTAAATTGCATAATCAAATCATTTAAAATAGATTTACCATCTGCATTTTTAGCATTAAAGGTTCTTTTATAAGCACCTCTTACACTAGCATTAGCACCCTTTATTTGATATAAAAACTGTTCAAAATTCATTATGCTGGTAATCCTTCTGTTCCTTGCATCATACCCATTGTTTCAGGATTTTGTTGCATAGCCCCTGCTGCTTGAGCCATATCTTTCATTGAAGTAGCTTGTTGCTGCATTTGTTGAGCCTGTAATGCTTGTTGTTGCATTTGTTGCTCTTGCTGCATCTGTTGCTCTTGAGCTTTATTGATAGCGTGCGTTTCTTTATCTGTTAATAATATTGCACTAGGAGCTCCAATTAACTCAACGTATATCTTAATCATTCTATCCATACTAATAGAAGCAAGAGAACCCATTTGGGCAAATGGAGCAGCAAACGCCATTACTTGTTCAATAGCTGTTGTCTTAAAGTGTTGTTGTGCTCTAGCAAGAGGGCTATCGTAGTCAATTTGCATTTTAATAGAGCCATCTTTCATAGCTTGAGCTAAAGGAGCTGGAGGTTCTGGTAAAATACCCCCACGTCTCAATAGTATATTAAATACCCTAATAACAAGTGGTTTTAAGAAATGCTTTTCCAAACCACCTTGCCATGGTGACATAAGCTTTAATTGAAGCAGTTGCTCCTGCATTGCTTGGTATGTATTATCTTTGTTTGTTTGTTCAATAAGGTCAATCAACATTCCTTGTCTTACCTGCGTACGAGCATCGTTGATAGTTTCTGTATTTATCTGGAAGTTACCTACTGTATGCATAGGCTCAGCACGATAAGGAGAGTCAGGCTCATGGTAGTTAAGAGCCGCAGGTTTTAAGCTAAGCGGATTTACGTAGGTATCCAAAGGTACATTCATAGCAGGAGTTAATGCTAAGTCACCTGCATTTAATTTCTGACGTACCAGTTTATTCAATGATTGTATTGTGTGTCTGATATTCATAGCAGGAGAGAAGCCATATACAAAACCAGCAGGAACGTTAATTCTTGCTATAGCATAAGGCATCTCATCGAAGCCAGACTCATATATAATTTTCTTAGTAGTGTAATCAACCCATACAGAGGCTATAGGTTTATTCAAATTATCTGGTAAATTAGGGTCAAATATAATACGAGGAAATACAGCGTGAATAACTACTCTTTCTTTTAGTGGGTCTGAGTTTAACGCCTTCATAACCTCATCTGGAATTTGTCCACCCCTAGGAGCAAACTGCTGAACAATTTGCTCGTTAGTGAGCAGGACAGAACGATATATTTCTTCTGGAGCACCAGAAGCACCGTTTAAAATATATAAGTCTCTTAGTGATACTGGTTGAATAGTAAGAACATTCTCTGAGAACGGGTCTTCTATTATATAAAGTGCTGAAGTAGAATATGCTAAAACCTCTTGGTCTACAGCATGCATACCTTCTTGAGAGTTAGAGTTGATGTAGTGTGCTACCGTTGTTTCTACTTCTTCTAGCCAATTTTTGATTTCTCTATTCTGCATTAAAGAGCGAACAGACATAGCCCCAGACATTGATTTCTTACTTCTTTTCATAGCTTTGAGCTTAAAGTGAAACCACTGTGTTGCAGGGTTTGCTGTGTAAGAATATAGTGCTGAGGATGCTTTTACCAAAGCGTTCGTAGCTGTATCATCATAAATAGCTGCACTTTTGTCATAAGGTGCTATAGAACCTGAGTCATTTATAGAATAAAAGCCACCACGGTAGGGAAGCACATAGTTAGCGACAGTTTGCCAAATAGACTCAAACTGCTTGCGTTTTTCTTGTGCCACTTTGAAACGCTTCATTAAGCGTTCGCCTTGGCTTATTTCTGGAATGACATAAGGTCTTTCTACTTTCTGGTCTAACACGTCACTATCCTAACTTAACATTTAAAAGGTTGTAATTCAAAGCTGAGTTACCAAGCTTATTTGATTTTTCATCTTCAGCTGCTGCTGTGCCTTTAGAGTAAGCAGACTCTTGACCTAAAGATGATGATAATCTTTGACCACGAGCACCATAAGATTGTTCACGGTCACGTTTAGCTTGTTCTTTTTCTTTTCGTAGTCTTTCTTCTTCTGCTGCCTTAGCTTCTGCTTCTGCTGCTGCTTTAGCTGCTTGAGCTGCTGCTGCTTGCTGAGCTTTAGCTGCTTTATTACTGAAACCCATATCTGTATCTCCTTATCTTAATGTATTTTTATTTCTCAATAAGCTAGAGAAAATACCAGAGCCTGAACCTCCGCTTTCTCCAGCGTAAGTATTTGCAAGACTCATAGATGAGCCAAATACTGAGTCATTGTAAGCACTAGTACGTGCTTGTTGCTCAGATACCTTTAATGTAGAGGCTGTGTCATCTATCATAGAAACTGCTTTACTGAAAGCCGTAGTTGGAATAGGAGCTGCACCTTGTTGTAATGAGGATACTAACGAACTAGCACCTTGCTGTGCTGCGTTTTGTCCTAGACTTGTAGCAACAGGGTGTGCCTTAGCAAAGCCCGAGACTGCTTTTGCCCCCTTAACGAGAGCACCTCCAATCTTAGTTTTACCTAAGGCTGTTACGCCTTTTACAACCATACCGCCGACTTTCGTCGCTTTAATCGCAGAGCCGACCTTACCTGCGACTGAGGCAACCTTGCCTACTACTGATAAACCTTTTACTGCAGTACCTACTGCACCGATTGCGCCTTTAACCGCTGTAACGCCAGCGATAACTTTAGAGCCAATAGCTGTAGCCGCAACAGCCGCCTTAGCTGCAGCCAATCCTGCCGCCACTTTTGCTGCCGCACCTGCTATTAAAGCTGCTGTAGTTGCTACCATGTTGTGTCTCCTTAAAATAATGTGTATCTTGGATTTTTCAGAGTGCTAGAAAATATACTATCTCCTGCATAACCAGAAGAAAATATGTGTGTATCTGATATTGAAGATTGATTTAAAGCTGCTACATAAGAGTCATAACGAGAGTTAGCTGCTTCTGTAGCTTGGTTTTTAGCTGCTGTAGCAGCGTCTTCTTCAGCTTTAAGAGCAGCGTTGTATGCATCTGTTCTTTTCGCAGAGTCTTTATATTGTTTATTCGCACTATGTACTTGGTATGCCATCACACCAGCTGTAGCAATACCTGCGATACCCTGAAGTACTGAGGATTTTCTAGCTTTTTCTGCCTTAGTTGCAGCGTCAACCGCACCTCCTGCTCCTGCAGCCCCTCCAGTCTGTACTGCTCCAGTACCTACGTCCTTCGCTACGTCTGCAGCTTTAGTCGCTGCTTTCGCTGTATTCTTTGCCAACGCTTCTTGATAACCTGTCTTAAGGTTAGTTTTAAAAGTACTCACTGCTTGTCCAAACTTAGAACCTGCAATATTCTTAGCAACTTTAGTGTCTTTAATTTTATTTCCAACAGAAATTAAACCGTCTTTAGCTTTGCCTGGAAGTCCTTTTATAAAATCCTTAGTTTTAGTCATTGCTCCGACTATCTTCTGCACAGTTTGAGAGTTCTTCATAAAATTAGAGACTGCGGTCATACCAAACCTCCTCAGAGTTAGTTACATCTATCATCAGTGTAACACTTTTTGTAAATTTTTGCAACTATGATAAGACATCATAATCTACGACGGCAAACTGGGTGGTTCTTCTGCGTTTTATCCGACCTTTTATTATCTCGTCGTCACGGTCGTCGTATTGTTTTACTCTCTGCTCGAATGGGTTATATTTGTGGTCAGCCTCTAAAGTAGGTTTCGCTCTATCCATAGAACGGTTAATAAATGTAATTACTGCCTGAGCTAGATACCTGAAACCGTCGGCACCGTGTGAAGACCAGTCGTGGACAGGGTTATCGTCATACTTCTGCAGTGTTTCATTCCACTTCTTGTGGTACTCCTTCAGTGCACGAGTCCCTTGCAGTGTGAGGTCTGCGTCGAAATACACGTTAATCAAAATCTTACGCACCAAGTCAATACCAGAGAGGACGTCTGTCTTAGGCACAAGCTTAAACTTAATACCGTGCTGCTTCGCCACGTTCATACGAGACACACCGATGGATATTTCTGTATTCTTCAAGTCGTGAGGTCCGAAGTGATATTTATACTGATATTCTTTATGATGCTGGAATTGGGCTATAGCTTTACCTACAGCCGCATCATCCCAGCCACACTCGCTCCTCAATTTCTCAAATTCACCGTTCACCAAGTGGCAAGCCTCAATGATGGAGCGTCCAACAAATTCGTTATACTCTAATACATTTAATTTATGTTTATCTACTTGGAAATACCAGATAGACATGGAGTCGGAGAAACCTATGTCCCATGCGGTATATACAGGTAAATCTTTATTATACGGAACTGGTTTTGAAGAACGACCTTCTTTTTCCAGTTTCGCCATCGCTTCGGAGTAGTATGCACCCACCATACCTGCTTCGAACGAACAATAGTACTCTTGTTGAATAATTTCCTCTGGTACGTTCAAATCTCTCTGTTCTTGGATAGCCTCTGGGGAGATTACAGGCTGTACCACTGTGTTGCCGTGCTTATCTATTACAGGGTTTCCTTCGCTGTCTAGCACTGGTTTTCGAGTATCATCTACAGTCAGAACCTGCAAGAAGTACTTCGAACCCTTGTTCTTTACTGCGTCGGACATACTCTTAAACAAATCGAAAGCATGGTTACGTCCACGGGGAGTGGTAATGAAGTTCGCCCATCCGTCGTTTTCGTTCAGGATTGGAGATAAATAATCCCACACCGACGGTTTCATCAGAGCGAACTCTGAAAGGTTTACCCCTACTGGGTTTGCACCTACCAAGGAGTCGAAACGGTCCGCACCCACCAGCTGAATAAGCGAGCCGTTCTTTAAACGGATAGACATATCATCATCCCTTTTTGAGACAATCAAAGAAGGCGGAATGAAGTCCAAAAAGGGAATACCGTCCTTAGTGGAACCAGTCCAGATAATCTTCCTCGCTTGGTTCAGTAGTGGGAGAACGTGCCAGTACGTTCCAACTCTCTTCTGTGACTCTTTAATAAGAATATTCCACGCCAACAAATCCTTACCTGTACGACGATGGGCTAACAGGAATGCGCGCTGACGGTTCGGCATTGAGTCATAATACCTCAAAACAGGGTACTGATATTCCCTCGGTTCAAATCTATATGGTAATGAAATCGCTCCTGTCGCATCAGTAACGACTGGTCGCTTTCCGTAACTTCTACTCATCTATAACCTCAGCTTCGATAGTTTCTTCTTGAGCAGGGATGACAACCTCTGCACCCTCCTTGTTCTCGTAGAACTCGAGCATTTTCTTCTCTTGCGTAATACGTTTAACTCGTCCTGTATCATCAACATCTTTAACACGACCAATATCACGAACATAACCGAGCTTAGTTTCATCAGCGTTCGCATAGTTAACAATGTTAATTGTGTTACCTGTTGGGGCGGTAGGATGCTGAGCGGCGTAAGCCCTTCTATCGTATTTTTCTGGAAGATTTGCTTTAGCAACTTCCACCAATAGCTTATTGTCTTTAACAGCGTAATCACCGATGTATTCCCCTTTCTGGAACACTGGATTTACTGTTCCATCTATGGCACGTTCGAGTATCGTAGAGTCTAAATTTTCTTTAAATATACTCTTCGCAATTTCCAAATCCTGTTTGAAAGCAGGGTGTTTATCAGCGTAATAGACGATAGCACGTAGTTTTGTTGTGATACGTGCGTCGTTCTTAACAGCAAGTGCCAGAGTTCCGTGCTTTTCCACGCCTTCCAGAATGAAAGGTCTGTCGTGTTCGAAGAGTTCCCTCTCTCTGTCGCTCAATCTATAATAAGAATTTAAAGCTAAATCTGTATCTGATATAGCTTGGGCGAGCTCTTCCTGTTTAATAACTAATTCTGTATGCTGCTTGTCCACTTTTTCCGCCTCCTTCTTTAAGCGTAGTTGCTGCTGCCAATACTTGTCTACAATCTTTTTCTCATCCTCTTCGGTGAAGAGTAGCTCGTAGTTGTGTTTATTCATCGCCTTCTTTTGACGAGAGACTGTAGTCTTTAATGCACCGACGGTTCGTTTCAATCCGCTCTCCAATTCCTGCAAATTCTGTATTGATGCCTGAATATCGAGCTGTTTCTGCCGCAACTTACACAGTTGGTTTGCACAACGGTATATCCTAGACGATAATTGTTGCTCCGCCGAACGAATATCGTTAGGATTTTCCTCTTCGAGAAGGGCTAATACCTTGTCTCTGAGTTCGTAAATATCTTTAAACGGGTCGCCGTGTGCCAATTTCCGCCTCCAAAAATTGCCGTTTTATAGTTTCAGTATAACATCGTGTGCGTGTTTTTTCAAGATTGTGTTGGCGCGACGGTGCGTATCATTGTTACCGTGTGGGTTTCGGTGGATTATCATTGTGTTGGCGTGTCGGTAACAGTTAGGAGAACAAGATTTGGGGTGCAGTATATAAAAATTATACTAGGAAGGAACTTCAAAATTTGTATAGATAGTTACTCCTCAAAAAACAGGTTCAAATGCATACGGGACATAGAATAGAGTACTTTCCAACCGCTATAAAGACCATATAACAAGGGTTAGAGACCTATCAATTTTCAAGAATTGAAAAATCATAAATTTTTAAAAATCAAAAAATTGGGTAAAAAACTCTCCAACCGTTTTTATAGGTCGAAAAAGCGCATTATTATTGAATTGTAGAGGTTGGAAAGTACTTTTACCACTCTCCAACCTGCCTCAAAATCAATAGTGACAAGTGTTTTCAGCATATTTTTCAAAAGAGTAATTCCTTATTAGCAAAAATGTAGTTCCTTCCATTTGAATGTAAAGAAATATTACAAATAGTATATACTTTTCCCTCTAACTTATGTGGATTTGGTAGAGAAAGTGAGTGGAATTTGTGGAGTATTTTCTTAATAGGGCTAAGTTTTGCCTAGGAAATATCAAAAATGGGTGTGTGAGTCCGCTCGCCGCGCCAGCCCCCTCCCCCGTCAGGGCGTTTGACCCCCAGGGCGCGGCTCGCTCGCGCCGTTGGCGGTGCGGAAAAGTGATGTCACTCTCGGAGCTGGTAGTCCGCCAACTCAGTCCGACGCAGGACTTGCACGCTTTTCTGAGACCCCCGTCACCATGCCAGCTCTTTGCTATACGATATCCGTAAAGTTATACCGATTTATAATTTTGAGTCGCTATCGCTTTGTCAAAATTCTAAATCGCTATAACTTAACGGCTATCGGTCGTTCTCGAACGACAGTCGAGCCGTTACCTGCAACGGCAGGCAGAAGTTAATACGGGCTAAAGCCCGTAGATTTTTATATGCTTGGTTCGCGGGTGGTGGTAGTGTATCGTCGTGTCGGTCCGTCGGTGAGTCGGTGCAACTCAAAAAGTTTATGGTATAATGATGGTGTGTCGGTGTGCGTCCGCTTCACGCCATCTCTAAAACACACTATAAGTAACACTTCACAACTCTCTAATTTTAAATCTATTTCTAAATGTATCGAAGCGATATATTATAAGAGACATATAAAAACAAGTCCGTTTTATTTACCTATTCGCCGAGACCCTTGACCGCCTAGTATAAGATGTCTCGCTTTCAAGACTGAATATCCTTGTCACATCTGTGTTTCGGACGCGTTGTGTTCAGTCTAGAAACCTCGGGGTCGCAAGCTCCGTTAAAGGATTTTTCATAATCTTTTCTTGATAATGTTTCAATTACTTCAGTTTGAATAGTTTTTATTTTTGACATGATGAAGTCACCTTTAATTTTCTTGTGTTCTTCCGTTTAGTCCATCGACATAATTATTAAAACATAACTATTTTTTATTTCACAGGACTTCGCAAGTTATGAGATAGATATTTTAATTTGTTACAAAACCTAACACTAAACGCCAAGCTTATTGCTAAAGAATAATTGTTACAATTTATAACACCGTCACCAAGACTCGACCGCAAGGGTTGACTCAAACTCTATAATCTATTTATTTCTCTGCAAGTGAAACGACCGTCAACCCCAAGCAATTATTTTTTCTATTCCAATATCAAGACTTTTAAGTTAAAGGAATAGAAAAAATAATTGTTGCTAGCTTATTGTGTTAGTTGTTCGGCGTCGAATGAGAAGCATTTTCAGTTAATGCACCCCCAATATTTATATTTTTTAAGTTAAAGGGGGTGCAAATATTAGATAGCTTCTCATCTCCTTGCTGGATTATCTCCGACCCATTCCATTGACAAATAAAGATATTTGTTCTCCGCCCAAATATATTTATTTGTCAACTCCATTAGCATTCAATCTAATAGACGGTGTTAAAAATTGTAACAATTAGCTGGTATTGCGTGTTAAGTTTTGTAACAAATTAAAATATCTATCTCATAATCCTGTGAAATAAAAAATAGTTATGTTTTAAGAATTATGTCGAAGGACAAAACGGAAGAACACAAGAAAATGAAAGGAGACATCATCATGTCAAAAGTAAAAACTATTCAAACAGAAGTAATTGAAACATTATCAAGAAAAGATTATGAAAAATTTCAAAAAAATGAAAATTCATATCAATTATATTCTTGGTTAAAAGATGAGTTAATCTTATGTTCAATCTTTGGTTATTCTAAACTTAGTGTAGAACCTAAAGCTCTAGCTAGAATTATCAATATCTTTGCTTCTCTTAGAGAACGTGGATTGGTTATCAAATTGAATATGAATATCCAAGATAGTAAGACTGCTATAGTTGATTTCGAATTAGATTTGACTACTCTTGATAATCGTGAAAGACGTAGACTAAACCAAGAATACTCATCACTAGGTGTAAACCTTGAAGAGATGACTGAAGATGAGATTGATGAAACATACAATCACTGCTTCTAGGAGAAGAGCCTTCGGGCTTTTCTTCTTTTTTATTATTTTAATTTGAGGATAATATTATGTTTAATGTTGAAGAAATATTTGATGAAGAAATTGAAGAATTTAATAATTATATCTTTGATAAGATGTTAAGTAATTTGTTTAATGAAGATGAGGATAATTAGTATGATGAATTTATTAGTAGAAAGTTTAAGAGATAGTTGGTTTAATACTGCGTTAGTTAAAAGTAATATTGAGAATAATAAAGTTGCTTGTCGTAAAATTCTTGCTGACGAAAAAGTTAACGCTGATGATAAACATAAAGCTCGTATTACATTGCATGTGTTGGATGCGTTGAGCGTCTAAGACGTGGGGGCACATCCCCCACACCCCCTGCTCAGCTGAGGAGGGATGAGGTTAAACAGTTTAATGGCGAACTTAAATACAAATAAGAAAGGTAGTTTGATTATGAAAAAAGTTTTAGTTTTAATTTTATTTGTGATGGCAATCGTTGGTGCGTCACACCTATGCATGAGTCTAACTCAGTCACCTATTCCACAATTCAGCGACGAGATGATGGAGCTGATTTGTATACAAGAAGAAATATAAATCAAACTACTCCTCAAACAATTGATTACTGTGACGGTGGGTGTTGCCGATATACGACCCGCCGTCGCATTCTCTTTAGGTGAGAGTGAGGGTGAAACACAGTCATGGCGTACATTCTAGTATGAAGTACCTTCCAATGTACAAAGGAGAACAAGTTATGAGAAGAATAATACATTACATAATCCAAAATGAAATAGATAAAGAGAATATGCATCACAAGATAGACACAACGAATGCGATGATGGTGGTAATGATTATCATCATGGCAATGACATTTTTATTTATGCTCTTTTCGTCTAACTAGCAGGACGTCGCCCTTTCACGGCGAAGATGTAGGTGTAACTCCTACAAAGAGTACCATTAGCAGGCATAGTTCAATGGCTAGAATGGCGGTCTCCAAAACCGCTGATTGAGGTTCGAGTCCTCATGCCTGCGCCATATATCGAAAGGAGAAATAATATGATAGCACTAATCTTAAGTATGCTTGGTATATATGCAATTGTACCATGTGACTATGGCTATTATGTAGATGTGCATGGTTCTCATTATGAGTTCTACGCACCAATGGAAAAATGGACAAACAATTACATTCAAGTAGATTGTAATGAATAAAGGAGAACAGCAAATGTGGAACAGAAGAACACCAGAGAAAGACTCACTGGGGGTAGCAATGATACGTTGTTATTTCTGTGGCGAACCTAAAGGTATTGTGATGAACACAAGACTTCATCCAGCCTTAGCAAAGAAAGTTGAAAAGGCACACAACAAAGTTATAGACATGGAGCCATGTGATAAGTGTAAAGAATGGATGAAGAAAGGCATAATACTAATAGGAGTAAGAGACGATGATAAAGAATATAGAACAGGTCGTTTCGCAGTGGTTACTGAGAATGCGATACAGGAAATGCTTGCGGGAAATGAGACGCTTGAACGAGTACTACAACACAGAGTTGCATTTATTGACGAAACAACTTGGCACGCAGTTGGCTTGCCAGAAGGAGACTACAATGGTGAAGCTTAATAACGCAATTGACATAGATATCAATACCAATAGAAATGCTTGGGTGTTGCAAGACACCGTCGGTGATTTGCACATCCAAGTTGATAACAAACTACAGAACATGGTAAAACGTGTGCTTGAAGATGAAGCATGCACAATGAGAGAAGAATGGCGAAGCAAATATAATCACTATGTTTGCTATGACTACGAACCATTCTGTTGTGAAGGCTTTATGTACTACGTACATGTAACAGGTGGTATTTCATGGCAACATAAACATTTCTTGGGAATGATAATTAAAACCATGCTAGAGGCAAATCAGCATTTAGAAAATTGTTACAAACATAATATAACTCGAAAGGAACCAGTATGACAGACCAAAAATTTAGAAAGATGACCGTTAACAGAGCGGTTAACATGAACCACGTTGAAGAACTTAAACGTGTAATCCTCAAAAATGGATACAACCCCCTATTCCCTATTCTTGTTACACACGATGGCTTAGTAATTGATGGACAACATAGATTGCAAGCATGCTTAGAGCTAGGCATCAAGCCAGTTGTAGCTACTATTGATAAAAAAGTTACAATGGAACAACTCTTTGATATGGTGCGTGACATCAACACATCGCAACGCAAATGGACATTAGGAGATTACATACATTACTGGGCATCACGTCCAACAGATAAGAAAGAAATGTATGCAACAGTTCTAAGATTATCTCAGAAGTATAACATGCCATTGAACTGCGTCATCTCTGTAGTAATGGATAAAGGAATTGGCGGAGCTGAATTAAATAAAATTAAAAATGGCGATTTTAATATTGGCTTAACACAGGCAGACATTGGATTATACAATGCGAAGCTAAGAGAAATCAATGAATTAGTTGACGCTTTGAAATTGCGTAAAGCAGACCGTCTAGTAAGAGCAATAACAAAATTATACAGAACAGAAGGTTTTGATATTGAAGTAATGAAAAGAAAAATTGATTTACTAAGAGATAGAGTATCTCACAGAACAACAATCGACGGTTACTTATTGATGTTAGTAGACATCTACAATTACAAGAACAAAGATAGAATTGGAGTCTAACAATGGATGAAGCAGATGTAATATATGAGAGACTTATCGTCAAGTATAAGAAGACTGGATATCTCGGGCATTCACGACCTTATAATCTTGATGCTGCGAAGCGACAAGCATGGATGATAACACAGAATATATTACGTCGTGCTTCTGCTCCAGTTAAAATGGCGAGAGCTCAGCATAATTTAGAACAAACAATACAAGCAGTCCAATTGAAATTAGCAATATAAGGAGAACAAACATGGCGAAAAAGATAGGTATAGTATTAAGCGATAAAGAAAGACGAGCAATAGCATCTTTCGTATTGACATCATATATTATTTCAACTATAATAAATATTATATGCATTGCAAGTATAGCAACTTACTTTGTATATAATCACAAGGCAAACGCAGATAAAGTGTTAGTGCCATTCGAGGTATTAGAAGTAATAGAGTAAAGATGGGTATTCACAAGAAAGGTTTAACTTTTTATATTAGATGCGACAATGATTGTTGCAATAATGTAGTGGAACTCAAAGCTAACACATTTGCAGGTGCTTCAGCAGAAGCCAAACGATTAGGATGGCGACTCAGACGAAATAAAGAAGGCACAGGATGGGTAAATTTCTGTACAGAATTTTGTCAGATGTGCTACGAAGCACCGCAAACAACAATTTACTATACTCCTAAGGATAAAACAATACTCGAAGGCACGCCGTGAGCTTCATCCCAGTGACGTAGTGGCAAGGCTTCTTTCAATAAGCGGAACCTCATAACCTCTGATGTAATATCAAGTAGAGTAAAAGCCTCTTCTGAATAGCAAAATCACTTCTTCGAACACTCTGGTCATCGGCTCTAACTCTTCGATGACTTTTATTCTAGAATAAAAGGTATCCCCTGAGATACACATCTGGGCATCGCTACGATGAAAGGGTCAATGTATACGAAGCGGATACTCAGGCTAGAACGAGAGACGGCAGAACACTTGTACTTATCCGCCATGGTGTTGGCTCGTGATATGGACGAAAGCTTCTGCCCTCTCAATTTAGACCTGAAAGGAGAAATTATGGAAGAAATTAAATGCGACATCGTATGTGAAGATGCTTATGAACCAAAGTATGCGACCGAACTTGACGCATGCATGGATTTAAAAGTTATGATTAAAGATGTTGAAGCAGTTTTTATCAGACCTAATGAAGTTGTAAAACTTTCAACAGGTGTTAGAATTAAATTACCGAAAGGATATGGCTTATTTATATTGCCAAGGTCATCAACAGGAATTAAGCTAAATTGTAGCTTAGCAAATACAGTAGGAGTAATTGATGCAGGATATAGAGATGAAATCATCTTGGCAATTAGAAACAATGGCGACACAACAGTATGCTTGACAGACCAGCAACGCGTCGCACAGATGTTAATCATTCCCAGACCATATGTCACACTTAATAGAGTTGCTCTAGATGAGAACTTCTTAGAAGGTGACAGAGGTGGCGGAATAGGTTCAACAGGAAATTAAACAGCACCTCCTTTCGAGCTGTTCTTCCGAGTTTACACGTTCTCATCAAAAACGTGTTAATGCAGAGAGGTGTAACGGATGCATGTTGGGCTCATACCCCGAAGGTAGCAGGTTCAATTCCTGCCTCTGCACCCATTTGTGATAACACAGAACTTGCTCCAAGTGAGCACTCCTCGAAGCCATCGGAGGAGAAAGAGAAGATGGTAAACCGATAACAATGAATTATGTACAGTGCAGTTGTTATGAAGGACTCAATTCTTGGCTAAGCGAGCCGTTTCTAATGAGGATAAAAAAGAATAAAAGGTACCGAGAGATGGCGTCCCTCTCAACTTGGACGCCTTTTATAAAGGAGATGGTTATGAGAGAAATTAAAATTACATGTGACCATTGCGGTAAAGATATTACTTGCAATGCAAAAACAGAAATCAGTGCTCACATTCACAAATACGCATCAGCAAAAGACTATGCTTTGGGAGCACAACCTTTTCAAACAGGAGACCACATAGAGTTACATCTATGTCAAAATTGTTATAAAAACTTAGATGAAATAGTTAGAAACTATTTGAAAGGAAGACAAACAAATGGCTAGAATTTTAGTATCAATGCCTGATAGTTTCTTAAAAGGTATTGATGAAACAGCAGAAAAAGAACAAAGAACAAGAAGTGAACTTATTCGTGAGGCATTGCGTCGCTACATGGATAAGAGTATACCATCACACATTGTGATTGATAAAGATATTTTAGTTAAATAAAACGGAGTTAATGCCTGCAAGACAACTTCAAAAGGTGCGATAATTAGTAGCAACTTAATTTAGTGCAAAAAAGTTCTGACAACTTGCAGGCTTTCTTTAGATTTGTACTTGACAATGTGCAAAGCCCCTTGCCGATTTCCGACGCGCAGTCATGGCGGAATACAATCGGTAAGGGGTTTTAAATTCAGTATTCATAGGTATTTCAGTATGAAGTACCTTCCAATGTATATAAGAGAACAACGAAAAGGAGAACAACATGCAAAGATTAAAAGGAGAAGATGCGAAAAAAGTCGACTCATCTCAAGCAACGCTAGAGAAATGGTATGAGTTTCTTGAGACTGGAGCGAGAAATATCGGATTTGGTCCGAATGTTTCTGAGCATCTACACGACAATTATGATTGTGGTTTACCAGCGGAAGACGGTGGACTTATTGAATTAGATAATTCAGGCAGAGCAATTTACAGATGTTCAATCGCTGATAAAGCTCTTGCCAACTGGGTTATGGACTGTAGTGGACAAGCTTTGGATAATGCTATATCAAACTATGGAACTAGTTCTGAAGTCAGAGATGTACCAGACTCTATAAGAAGCTATTTATTAGTATATGACTTGTTAGATTGGTCAATTAAAAAAGCTCATGTAACTGCAGCAAAGCTTCAACATTTACTTCCAACTGTAAATCCAGATAGAATTGCAGATTTAATTACAACAGTAAAATATGGTTCGCGTATCCGTGTATTAGGAGATGGCGAAGAAGCATTATTCAGACAAGCTGTAAGTGCTATATTTAAAAGACCAGACACAGAAATAGTTTTATTTATGTGGTCACCATTAACTACACATGAAAGTAACAACTGGTCACCAGATGGAGATAAGCTAAGAAAATACAGAAACACAGGAGCTCCATACACTTTAAAACAAGAAGATAAAAATTTATTAGCTGATTATATTGCCAATAAAACATATATCTCAGGAATGCCTGAAACAAACACAACTATTTATCAAGAACTAAAAAACTTTAGACACGATATTTTTACAAGAAGTTTAGACTTTGTACAAGGAGAAACTTATGAAATATTTGGTGTTATTCAAAACAGACATATCAAACATTCTATTGTAGACGTAAGATATTTTGATAACGTATTTGATAAAAAGTTTGATGTTGATGATTTAATTACAACTAGAGTGAGAGGTAGAGGCTCAGGATATCTTCAATTAGTAAATGAAGAATACTTCATTGTATCTTTAAACCCTATTGATAAGTTAATGTGTTCAACAAAACAAACATTCGGTTCTTGTTTATCTCTTGCTAAAGAAGGAGATAATTCAGGTGTGAATGGTATGGGAGCAACAAATGGTTTAGGTTTGTTTGCTACAATGCCAAGTGACGCTATGTATTTAACCTTTATGACCAATGGCAAACATAAAAATATGTATTGGGAAGAAGAAGAATGGAAGAAAGATGCAGATAACAGAGATAAATCTAAAGCATACAAGTATTTCAAAATGACAATGCGTCAATTAACATACAAAACATATCCATATGACCTACCAAACAGTGAAGTTTATGATGAGAACTTACTTCTCAGCGGTACAAATCAAAGAGAAAACTTCGAAGCAGCTATGCTACGACCAAGACTTCAAGCAGGTAGAATTTATTCTGTAGCAAATGAGATGGTGGACTTTGAGTTAATTTCAGCTTGGTTTATGCACAAAGTAGGTATCAATTCAAACATATCAGGATACAAAGCTTTCGCAGAACTAGTAGAAAATGCAGCGCTCAGGAGAACACCATACTATGCAGACTTATTCTGTTATGGTAAATCAACAAAAGCGAACTTTGCTTGGTGGGATAAATACGAAAAACGTAGAGGTATTTACTTTGATAACGTAACTCTTCAATTTAAAAATGGACCAAGAGAAGCAGACCAGCCGTTTGCAGATAAAGCAGTTGTTAAAACAGGACGTGATAGAACAGGCAGTCACGGCGTCACAGAGTCAGCTACAGATTGTGCTTTAGACTCATTTAAATTCTTACGTGGATTACAAGGCTACACAATGTTTAACAAAAACGTTAAAATCTGTTCACACTGTGGAGAGCTTGCTTCAGAGAACCAAGTACATCAATTACCTGATGGAAATTTTATATGCGCAGCTTGTGCACTCGAACAAGGTTACACACAATGCCCTTACTGTAAAGAATGGTATAGTCCAGAACAAGCTGACGAACATACAGAAATTGACTTAGCTAAATATTTAATACGTGGCTTAAGCAAAGAAACAGCATACACTTGTAAAAAGAAAATTCTTTATGCTAGAGAAGATATGACAGGACAAGCTATTAACGGCAGCTATAGAGCATACGGAAGCGATAAATCAAAAGGTTATATCTGTGGAAGCTGCGGTGAAATGCATTACTTAAGCAGTTGGGAATATAACAGAACAGAAGAAAGCAAATTCTTCTACTCACACGAAATTGATGGCGAAACATATAGATTTAGAATTTGTGGAAACTGTTTATCTGATTGTGTAATCTGTGACTGCTGCCACGAAATAATAAATATGAAACACAGTGCAAACCCTGTTATGCTAATGCCTGGTAAGAAAGCTCGTGTAGTATGTAGAGATTGTGCTGAAAACATTCGTATGAAAAAAGCAGAAAAAGAAATGTTACTTCAAGCAATGGATGCAACACAATACGTATTAAGCACAGGTGACTTCGATGAAACTTATGTTGACACAAGAAAAAATAGATTAGATGAAACATTACAATCAGAAGAAGCACAAGAGTTCTTAACAGATATAACAGAAACAATAAATAGTATGAGATTAAACAGAAGTAGATATCATGTTTCTGATTTGTTAAAGAACATTAACCAACAAATACAAGGTATGACAGGAAGAAATGGTAAAGGTTATCCAAAACAAAAAGATGACTCAGAACAAGTTGCAAAACTTTTACGTCATTCACTTGTAGAATTTACATTAGATATTATTAGAGCGTCAGCAGAAGGAGATAGAAATGACTCAGAACAATCAACAGAAGCTTAATGCACCAAAAGATTTAGTCAAATTAAATTTAGACAGAGGTCTAACTGAAGACGATTATCTTATGCTATTAACTTTATACAAGCTTCGTTCTTATTCTGGTTTTGAACAACCAGTGAGAAACTTCATTGAAGGATTATTAACTGAATGGAAAATACCATACATCAACTTAAATGGTAATTTAGTTGGATTAAATCATGATGGAGCACCAATTATCTCAGCTCACATGGATATGGTTAATACAGATAGAAACCATTTAGGACCAAAAGAAGACAGCATACCAAACGCTGTATTCACAGTAGATGATGACACAAATATCAGAATATATAGACCACTAGATAATGGAGATATTAGACAAACATCTCTTGGTGCAGATGATAAGAATGGTATCTGGATAGCATTGTTGTTATTAAAACGTGGTGCAAACATCAACTTCATCTTCTCACACGGAGAAGAATGTGGTTGTGTAGGTATCAAACAAGTTGTAGCAGATGCAGAGATTGCAC